AAAACTGTGTTAAACTACTTTTATTGTAGCTTGACACAGTTTAGTTTACACTCTCATTAGAAATAGAAAGAGTACCCTTTCCATTTAATTTATAATTACCAGCATTGAACTCAGTTCCAGAAAGCACTTCACTGTTAGTAGTACTCTTAACAGTAATTCCTTCAGAAACGACAAGTTTACAATCAGTTGCAACTACACTGACTATGTAATCTTTTCCTTCTGTATCAACGAGAACTTTAAGTTCTCCAATCTTAAGGAGGTCATTATTCTGACATATCCCCTTTAACTTTGTTATTAAACAATTTCCCATAATTTATTAATTTAATTTGTAAATACTATCACACTTTTTCAATCTTCTCTCTATCCATAGAGAAACCCGATAAATATTATCATAATGTGGTTCAGAAAAGACAGGATATATATCTGGTGTCTGAGGCCATTTAGATAAGTCCTTATCATAATTTGATGCTCCTATTCTTGAACACCAACTTCTCAACAAACCAAAAATATTCGTGTTTGTCAACACATTTACTCTTAGCTCTTTGTATCTTTCACAAAGCTCTGTATCGAAATATTTTATAACCCATCCTGTAGGTAAATCTAGAGTATTTCCGAATCTTTCAGAATCAGGAGATTGTTCACTCCAACCACTCCAACCGACAATGCCATCTAAGTCATAAGGAGCTACTGCCCATTTTGCTCCATTGTAGGTAAGCCACTGCCAGTTTTTCCGAAAACCATCATAGTTAGATACTACATCACTAAAGATAAGATAATCAATCAAACTATCTACATCAAAGAAAGATTGAATTTTATTTCTGATTGCAGATGTTTCTTCACCTTGTTCTTCCATACTTTTTAAAGTTGGAATGTAGGTGGTTAACGTCTTATAATACCCCTTAACTTTGTTTGTATTTACATGATTTTTGTTACTTGCATCATAATGCTCACTATTAGAATCAATTAACTCTTTTCTATTATTATCTGCATCATATTTAGTACCATCTATGCAAATCAAGGATTTTGGATTTCTAAACTCAAATCCATCAGTACCACCTCCTGATGAAGCTTTTGTACCATTTACAACATCCCAATCAATGTTTCCATTATACATAAATGTGTCATAAATTTCTCCGTCTAACTGTATATTCTCTGGTTTTGACTTATTTTGCATATAATTATCACGATGCTTCTTTAAAGCCCAACTGAAAACGCCATAGAATGAACCATTAAGATGTACGATACATGGAAATCCGTCAGGATAGCAACGTGCACCATTATCTATTAGGATATTAATATCACTTATACTTTTCATACCTTTTGTTCCAAAGCCAATGATGTCAGCAGATGGAAGCAATGCTCTCTTCCAGATTCTATTAGTATTGAAACTTCTTGTTAATTCTATTTCATTGAACAGCTTATATCCTACCATGGAAACTCCCTTGAAGAAATCTGCATAGAATGCTTTAAAATGGAAACTATCTTGCGGAACCCAATTACCAAATTTAATTTTAAAGGTATCATCTCCTATCCAATCATCATTACAGAAATCACATGCAAAACTTTTCTTAGGCATACCTAACGAAGAATTACCTTGTGCATTTAAAATTACTTTCTTCTTGAAATAATTTCCCTGCATATCCCAAAACTCAAAAATTGCGTGCATGTTCTGCCCCTTACTTGTAGGCATAGAGTCTATGTTTGTTATATTTACAAAAGCAAGACGTGGTTCAGGAATCTGAATTTTACTGTTTTCGCTCCAATCAATAGGAGTCTTTACATTAAAACCATTTGCTTTAAGAGCCTCTTGGATATTAATTACACTATTGCCTTTGAGATTGAGATTTGATACTTCAAGGTTCTTGGTTTCCATACTATGCTCATGCTTCTTACCTTCAGAATCTCTATATGCAAGAACCCTATCTTCTGCATCTGTTGTAATCTCAGTTCTTCCCTCAGGGTCTTCAATATGAGAAAACTCTTCTGGGATGGTCTCAGACTTTACCTTATAGAGATAATGGCTACCATCAGGAGCAATATATCCATTCACCTTACCCTCAGCATCTGTTTCAATAGAAAGATATTCGTCATTCTCTATTGTAGAAAGATGAGCTGTACGCTCTTTGATGTCTACTATATCAATAATGGCATTGGCAATAAAGGTACTAATATCAATACCACCAACAATCATGTGACCATCATTTGCACGGAAGCCACCAAGAACCTTGTTTTCTGCATCAATGATAGCATAAAGCCATTCTTCATTGGTTATAACAGAGTACATTTCATGATTAGGGAAGTATGGTTCTCCATCATACTTGATTCCTGCAAGGATTCTGCCTTCTGCATCTACCACTGCAATGATGTATTCATCATTAGAGATATAGAAGAAGCTGTCCGCAACTTCTATATTAATTAAACCCTTGCCATCTTCTTTTGGCTGGAAGGCTTTGAGGGTTTCATCAATACTTGAAAGAGCTTTCTTGATAGCCTTAATATCATCAAGCCACTGAGCCTTGGCTGCCCAGCTAGTACCATCTTGCTTAATACCAAGAAGAGGATGATTTGCTGCATCTAGAATTACCCAAAGGAACTCTTCGCTCTGTGATATGTGGTACATATCATTCTGTGGATAGTAAGGCTTGCCAGTTGCTCTATAGATGCCAAAGAGAACTCTATCCTCAGAATCTACAACAGCCATGATAAACTCCTCATTCTCTATAACCCTGAATGGAGTATCTTGAACATTTCCTTCCTCATCCTTGATAGTTGTCTTGTCAAGGTTCTTTGCAACATTATCAAGATTAGCCAAGATGGAAGTAAGGGTCTCAGTATTCTCAATCTCAGCAAAGAACTTCTTCAACTCATTCATGGTGTCAATAAAATTGGTAGTATCTTCATCCCCAATGATGGTTGCAACTCTCTCTGCAAGCAGAGTTACTTGTGACTGCAATCTATCCTCTACTGCACTTGTCTTACCAAATACAGGAGTACCATCCCATTGAATACCAAAGAGAAGCTTGTCTTCTGAATCCACCTTGGCAAAGATGAACTCTTTATTCTGAATATAGCGGAAAGGAGTTTCTACCAAGGCTCCTTCCTCGTCCTTGATAGCAGTTTTTTCAATGACTTCCTGCATTGTTCCAAGAGTCTGCTCTGTCTGCTCTCTAGAATCATCTGCCTTCTGTGCGGCTTCATTGGCTTTTACTGTAGCTTCTTCTGCCTTGGTTGTGGCAGCTTTAGCTTGCTCTGTAGCCTGAACAGATGCTGTTGTTGCATTGGTTGCTAACTGGGTAGCAGTATCTGCTGCTTCCTTTGCTGCAGTTGCCGCTACGGTAGCTTGCTTTGCATTCTCTGTAGCTTGATCAGCTTTGGCGGTAGCCTCTTTAGCTTTCTCAGTTGCCTCATTGGATGCAGTTACAGAATCATTTATCTCTTGCCGGATAGATGAGTCCAGCTTGTCTTTGGTGACCGATCCGTCAGCTATCTTTCTGGTGGTTATTGCACCATCCTTTAACTTCTCCTCCGTGACAGATTGGTCATTATAATCATCTGTTTTCATCATTGGCACCATACCACCTATTTTTGTATCTTGTCTAAATGTAGGCATATTTAATTTCTTTTGGTTCTGATGAAGTGAATATTTGAATTTTTACATTCTCTGGGATAATTCTCATTCTGAGATAGAACTTATCCATGTTCTTGTGCGCTCGGATAGGTGCTCTTGGCTTTTTGCCATCGCCAATATCCTGACGGATGATGAGCTTGCCAGGGCGCTTGAGCTTAATCATCAAATAGATGTCTCGCTGCAAGGGAATCTCCTGGGTTATCCACGCACGTTCCTCTTCGCTATATGTCGAAACTACGTATTCCATTGCTTTGTAAGATATTTCGTCCAACTGTAATGAGGTCTGTTATAAGGATAGGTGGCGTATTGCTGATACACACGTGCTTCCTGCTCGAAAGAGATCGCCCGATACGCCTTGTGGGGGTTGCGGATAACCAAGAGGCGAACGAGCCATTCCAACACATACCAGAGATAGAAGAAGACATATAACATTTCCTGCATCTGCTTGGTATGGATTTGTTCATGAACTACCGTTTGCTGCGAGAGGGTTTTGTTCCCTCTGACAAACAACACCCCAAAGAGGTTTATTGCAATGAATCCCTTTGGAGGGATAAGGTTATTTCTAATTATCTTCATAATCGCATTATTTAATAATCCAAAAAGTTTGTCCGCTGTTGCAGAAACCTACCAAGTCGTATGCTCCATATTCCAAGCTTTTGCTACCCGATTTCGGAAGTTCCGTTTTTTCAGAAGCCAACTGCAGGAACACATTTTCGCTGATACATTCCAGTGTAGGAGACAAACTACTTCTTGTTATCAACGGTGCATACAGTTTGATATTTACGCAACCATCTTCCTCAGACAAAGCAGGGAGGATATATTTTCCACCGCCCAGCAATAAAGAGCCACTCAGAATATTGTCGTTGGAAGTAGAGGCTTTGAGACGAATTGTCTTTGCATAGATGTCTCCCGATACTTTCAGATTGCCCGAACTGTCAAGCTTCAAGTTATCTGAATAAATCTCAATCTGCCCAGACTGAAAACTCATGGTATGACCATACAGATTAATCTGATCAGCAGAAATCTCTGCGGTGGAAATACCGTTCTGAATCATCGTCCGTATATAAGCCTCAGAAACCACCTTCCCATCAACATATTCCCTTGTCGCAAGCGTAGCCTTATCATCGGTAGTCATGAGACCAGACTTATTCTTCAATGTTCCGTCCGCATTGAATCTGCTGTTTGCAATCTCAATATTCTTAGCGTTCTGTGAAATTTTAGAACTCAGGCTTTCGAGTTTTCCGTCAGCATCGGTTTTGTTTTGCTCTACAATAGAAGTGATTCCGTCTGTTGTCTGCTTGAACTCAGTCTTTAACTTTTCGAAGTTTCCATCAGCATCTTTCTTGTTTGCCTCAATTGTAGAAGAAAGAGAGTTAGAAGTGGCTTCAAGCTTATTGGTGATATTCTCAATAGAACCATCTGCATCCTGCTTGTTTGATGATATTGTTGCCGACAAGCCTCTTGCTGTCTGCTGAAACTCGGAATAGTACTTTTCAAGCTTCACGCCCTGCTCGTCAAGTGAATTGCTCAATTCCGTGAACGTCTGCTTGAACATCTTCTGATTGCTCACCAAGGTAGTATAGAAGGTCTGCGTATTCACGAATACACGAACAATCGTAGAGTATACCAAATCACTTCCACCGATTTTGCAATCTACAGCAACCTGTGCCTGCGTGACAGGAACCTTGATGGAATTGCCATCCAAATCTGTAGTATGGACCGTTTGAAGGTCGCTTCCCCTGAGATAGAATGATTTCCCATCAGATTCAGCTGATACGGTGTTGGCGAAATTGGTAGTGCTGAGACCGACAATCGTAACATCATCAATCTCTTGACCGCCCAAGTAGGCTTTCATTTGAATCAACTTGTCTTGGCTGGAAGAGATATTTCCCTTGGAATCGGTATTGAATGTAACGGAAGCTGGCTCGGCTGAGATTCCGTAGCCGCTCATACCATCGTTACCGTTTGAGCCAGAAGGAATACCAAAGTCAAGAACAGCAGCATTTGTAGTTCCCGAATTGCGAACATAGGCAGCTGCGCCTGATCTCAGCGTCTTCACTTCACCAATCTCAATGGTAGCAGCCCTACCGATGGTGGAAGAATCACGGTCGGTATTGAGAGTTACCACTTCAAGTGCAACATTAGGATTGTCTGTACCCTGCTCTTCCTCGCTATGAGGGACCAGCTCGAAAGCTTCGGTCTTGTCAATGGTGCTCAGATTACCGTTTGTCGTATCACGGCACACCAAGGTGTAGACTCCACAATACTTCTGCTGAGAACCAGAAAACTCGAAAGAAATAACATTTCCCTTGATGGAGAAATCGGGAATGGTTATCACCTTATTATATACGACAAGCTGCACTTGCAAGGTCTTGGCTTCAAGTGATTCCTGCTTGCCGTTGGTAGTGATTCCCCAACTAACGTGAATGTCATTATGTAATCGAATCTTCTTCATATATTCTAGCTTTTAGAAGTTTGTGCTCCCAGCTGCTGTAAGGCGATAGCGTACATCTGAGTAGCTTTTGTATCATCGTATGCTGAGAGCAACAGATAAGCGATGTAGTAGATGAAAGCATTTTTCAGCATATCCGGAACGGCAATATCTGTTGAAGACTCAGTATTGATGTTCTTTGGAACGCCGACAAAAGAAACGGTTGCCTCGTCTGCCATTGGCTGCAAGAGAATCCGGATAGGATTTTCCCGAAGGATGGTAGCCTGAGGGCGGTCTTTGGTCCCCTTGGCGGTATCATCAAACATCATGAGTGCTTCATCGGAAGTGTCTTCTACCGGCACAACAGCCTTGAACCAGTCCTTGCCACGAATGCGAGAGACATTGATAATCTCTGTGTCGGCATCCATTGAGACTACTCCAATGCCCAGTTGCTCATTGTAGGTAGAAACCTGCAAGGTAGAAGTGGTAGCGCCAATCTTCTTGGAATCAGCCAAGACAGCGGAAGAGGATGCAGTGATGGTAAGCCAATGCAAAGCATCGTTAATCTTCGACTTGATGATGTTATCCATATACAAATCATCCTTCTCATCGGTGATTTCCGATGTGTTGTTGGATTCCTCGTCTATGCACCAACGTACTGCCTTTATGATTTCTTCTACACTCATTACACCTTATTAAATATATGTTACTCGTTAAAGTCTGGGAAAATAAGACCAGCCTTAGAAGCATGCTTCATGGCAGTAGCAAGGGTCTTACATTCCTTGTCAAAACGATTATTCACGTAATTGATAACCTCGTCTGCTGTGCGAATGTCTCTTACCTCTTCGTTCATTGGAGGCTGAGTTGCCTTCTTGACAGACTCATTTGCAGGCTGCTCTTCCTGCACAATATCCGACTCTTCAAGAGTTGTGCGAATGCAAGTAACCTTTCCGCTCCTTACCAATTCATGGCTATCCAAAAGGTCTTGTGCATATTTGTTGCGAAGAGTAAGCTCTGGGCATTTGCGCATGTAAGTATTGCCATGAGTAAAGTTGTAGCGCATAGAATTACCGCTAGCGCCGGAAAGCGTAAGGCTTACATTATTACACAGCTCGTTATATCTATATGTCTTAATCATTATTTTCTATTTTAATAACAAAGGGACAGGGCTTTCAACTCCTGCCCCTCTGCGTGATTATATATATATATTAAAGATGAAAAAGAAGCCTTATGCAGCAACGTCCATGCCGGCATACAAGTTCCACTTAGTACCATCGTACTCGTAAACCTTACCCTTCTCGTAGGTAGTCTCTTCCTTGGTGTAGTCCTCAGTCAAAGCTACCTTCATTCCCTTAGCGGCAGTATCAGGAAGAGTCTTCAAGGAAATGATGCTGTTCACGATGCCAGTAACACCAAGGTTGGTAATGAAAGCTTCTGGACCGACCAAAATAGAGTTGTAGCCACGAAGAGCGATACAATCAGCCTCGATGTGCATGTAACGCTTAGCCTCACGTGGGTCATAGCCATCCTTGCTCATATCGTTGGTCTTATCCTTGCCCTTCTCCTTCACGTAGTGGCGAGCACCCTTCAAGTCCATACCAACCATGCAGTCTTCCATGTGCATCATGTCAAGAGTCTGATCCCAAACGAAATCAATAGTACCGTAGTTGTCAACGTAGCGAGAGAAGGTAATGTCGATTTCCTTGTGGGTAGAAAGAACCTCTGTGCGACCCTTTGGAATCTCAATGTTCATCAGGCGCTTGATTGCGTTCTTGCCACAGAACATATAGATGTGGTCAGACTCAGAGAAGTCAGTGAACATCAACATACTGATAGCAGTCAAATCCTCGTACTTGTAAACATCACCGATACCGTACTGGTTGGTCAGCTGATTCAAGATACCCTCTGCGAAGTAGGTGTACTCATCAGCACCGTCATTGGTAGTAGAGTGTATACGAGCCTTGGTACCCATCCAATAAGAACGCTCAGCACGCATCTTGTACTTGTTGAGTGCATCTTCCTTCATATCCTTTACGGTATGAGGAATCTTCTTCCTCATGGTCTCGAAGTCCTCTGTGAAGACGATAGAGAATGCACGCTTCTGGAGATATACATCAGCAGAACGAGGCTGGTAGTTCTCTGCAGGAACCTTCATCTGAGACTCAGAGAGCGCTGTAGAAGCAGCAAGGATGACAGTACCGGTTGGAATATCGGGGCAAGTCATGTTCTCCAAGAACTCGCAATCTGCACCCTCCTCATTAGCCTTACCGTTGATAGCCTGCAAGGTTACCTCAGTACCTGCCTTATTGGCGCTGGTAACAAAGAGAACCAAACGACCCTCACGTACTGTAGTAGAACCACGCTTGTAACCAGCTACGGTAGGTACGATAGCAGTAGAACCCTCGTAGAATGGCTTCAAAGAACCAGAGAAGTTGGTCTTGGTAAGCTTGATGGAAGCACCAGTAGCAATAGGCTGTGTAACCTCACCGTCCAAGGTCTCACCACCATAACGTGCGTGCTTCTTCTTGTAGCCAGTACAAGGAACGGTAGTTGTAAACTTCTTAACGATAGAAAGGAGAGGCGTATGATATGGACGGAACTTAGTTTCACCCGTGTCCCAGTCTTCCTCTTCAAGACCACCTCGGTCCATCTGCGTAGCAGAAGCCTGCGTACCGGTCAATGACTGACCAGCCGTTTTACCACCAGGGGCAAGCATGTCGTTTTTATCCTTATCAACCTGCTCGTTGGCAGCAGTTTCCTCAGTCGTTGCAGGCTTAGCACCCGGTTCGTTCAAGTCTGGCTCAACAGCATCACCAACAGCCATTACGCCGCCGCCTGTAACAACAGCAAGAAGCATCAGAATCATCTTGAAGATGAACTGACGATTAGAAAAATAATTAATTACTTTCTTCATTTTATACTTATATTTATAGATTAATAATCTTGTTTTAACCAATATCATCAAAGAAGCTGGAAGCTCTCTTCTTTACCTTTTTCTTGGCAGGCTCATTTCCTGCACCCGAACTAGACAGCGAAGGAGGGATGCCCTCTGTTGCAGAAGAGCGGACCTTATTCTGAATCTTCTCATTTCGGGCTTGCATGGCAGCCTCTTCACGCGCGGAAGAAATATCAGAATCGTAGTTGTAGGCATTCTTGAAGAGATTCCATGTCTCGGAAGAGATATTGCCTTCCTCGGCATCCTGAATGACTCCCCAAACCTTACCGTAAAGATCGTTTGCCTCATCATCGGAAAGACCTAACTTCAGCAAAGCCTCATAAGACTTTCTCAGGTTTTCATCCAACTGCTGGCTGTGCTTCTCCTGCTCGGCTACCTTCTCTTGGAACTTGGCAATCTGATCGGCTACCTTCTTGGAAAGCTCTTCGTCTTCAAGAGCAGCCTTGATGTCAATACCCTGCGAAGCCATCCACTCAAGTGGGTGCATGCCCTTGCGTGTAGCATCAAGAACCATGGCGCCAAGCCACTTGTTGTTGTCAAGCATCTTACTCAATGCCTGACCGTTCTTTTCATACTCGCCGAGTCTGTCAGCATCATCATTCATGGCAGCATAACGAGCTTCCTTGTCTTCGAAGTCGATGTCAGAATGGCGCTTTGAAAAACGCTTGGAGAAGGCTGTGCGATTAGGTCGCTCGTCAACAGGTGGAGTCTCCTGCTCTGCTGGAGCTTCCTGCTGCGTAGCATCCTCTGCGTTCATTTTTTCTAATTTTTCTTTTGTCATAGTTATAACTGTTTGAAAACTTTTCGGCAAAAATGCAAAGAAAACAAAGAAGTTTTGCGGTGTTCCAAACCAGTATATATCAGTCGATTGGAACACCGCAAAGAAAGCTATGATTTTACCTATTTTTGCGCCTATAATTAATAATGTGTAAAGAAATATGGCAAAGGCAAAGTTATTAACACTTAGTAGAGTGATGCCTCGGCATAACAAATATGATTCGGTCAAGGCTCGAAAGCGGAGACAGGAGCACGGCAAGGACTGGGAACTTCTTACCCGATGTAGGAACGACTGGAATAACCTGAGTGGCGTAAGGGAGACGAGAGCAAGAACCATGAGATACTGTAACGGTGAACAATGGAGCGACACCATCAGAGTTTATCATCGTGGCTATTGGGAAGAAATGTCTGAGAAAACCTATATGCAGAAGCGCAATCAGACACCAATGAGCAACAACATCATGATAAGTATCTTGGAATCTATTGCCGGTCTCTACGCCAAGCAGGGAACGGAACCCGTCTGCTTTGCAAGAGATAATGACTCCCGACAACTGAGCGACATGATGAGTGCTACGATGCAATGCAACTGGCAGACCACCGGTATGCAGGATTTGCTGAATCACCTCATCAAGGACTACCTGCAGGGCGGTCAGATGTTCGTAAGGGAGAGCTGGGAAGACCGGGAACTTGAAATGCCCGATGCTTGGACGGACGCAATGGAACCGGACCACATGTTCTTTGAGTGCGGAAGCGACCCAAGACACAATGACGTTTGTCTGATAGGTTGTCTGCATGACGTAAGCAAGGAAGACCTGTATCAGAAGTTTGCCCGAAGGGAATACGGACTGACGGTTGATGATCTGAATAGGATTTTTGACATTCATGATGTAGACGATAGCAGTTATGGCTACGAGTTCAACGAGGAAAAGGCTTTGGACAATCTCAGCTTCGATTACACAAACAAGGGCAGACACTACGTAAGAGTGATTGAGGTATGGAGTACGGAAACCAAGCCTAGACTGCAATGCTTCGACCCTATTGCAAAGAATATGAACAACGCTTGGTTCCGTGTGGATTTGGAAGACACGGCTATGATAAACAAGCTGATTCAGGAAAACGAGAAGCGCAAGAATCAGTATGACGAATACGGTGTGCCAGAAGAAGACCGTGCCTACATCACATCTGAAGAGCTTTCAGACAAATACTGGTACTATACCTTCATGGCTCCTGACGGTACGGTGCTTTGTCGTGGCGAATCTCCTTACGATTTCAAGAGCCACCCATACACCATGAAGCTTTATCCGTTCATCAACGGAGAGATTCATCCGTTCATGACCAACGTGATAGACCAGCAGCGCTACATCAACCGCCTGATCGTGATGAACGACATGAGCATCAGAAGCAGCTTCAAGGGATTCAAGATGATTCCTACAACCGTACTTGGTGGAAGAACACCGGAGCAGTTCATGGAAGAGGCAATAGAATACGATGGATGGATATTCTATACACCAAAGAGAACGTTGCCGAACGTGAAGCCAGAGATTATCACTTCGAATGCGGTGAACATCGGAACAAACGAACTCTTGCAGATAGAGCTGAACCTTATCAGAGAGGTGACAAACGTGAGCGGCGCCTTGCAGGGCAAGACTCCTTCGGCTGGTACGTCGGCTGCAAGATACGCACAGGAGAGCCAGAACGCAACCACTTCGCTCTACACAATTCTGTCCGATATGGAGATTTTTACGGAGAAGCTGGCAATGAAAAAGTGCTCAGTTATCCAACAGTTCTACGAGGACGGAAGAAAGATTTTCAACAAGGACGGTCTGAACACCTACAGCTATGACAGGTTATCGGCAAGAGACATTCGTTTCAAGATAAGCATCAAGAATGCAGCTGCATCTGCTGCCTTCAACACTTTGCAGAATGACGACTTGAAGGAGTTGCTGCAGATGGGTGCAATCAACCTGATTCAGTACTTGCAGAACGTAAACAAGCCTTATGCAGACAAGTTGCTTGCCAGCGTACAGGAACAGCAGGCACAACTGGAACAGATGTATCAGCAGCAACAGGCAATGGCTCAGCAGCAGGGCGGCGGTCAGGTAGTAAATGGCGTGGTACAGGGTGCAGACCAGAACGCTGTAGCACAGGCTATGAATTTGTATAACAATCAAGCAGCATAAGATATGGAATTACAGATAACGATAGACTGGAGTCATGTCAAGAATGCGGTAAAGAAGCATCTTGCCATCATGGGCAAAAGGCAGAAGAACCAGGAAGGGAGCACCGCCTTTGCAGGAATCACCCTATCAAGTGCGGAAGAGGGCGTGATGATGCAATATATCAATGCCGCCGTGGAAACCTTTGTTGGAGAAATGGCGCAACTGGTAACCTATTATGATAGCGGCGACTTCCTGACGTTCAAAATTAACAACTCCCGCTGGGCAGGAGCAGAGACGAGTGTAACGGTTCCGTTTGAAGGCAATCTGATAGGCTATGTTGTGGCTTACGTGGCAAACGCCGTACTGGGAATGAATTATCCGGAACTGGCAAAGAAGTATGAAAGCGACATGGTCAATCATCTGAATGCCGCCATCAAGCTGGTTTTCATCAAGACCGAACCGACGAGTTCGGGGAAGAGACTTTCGGAAATGGTTGGCGGCATGACATTAGGAGATAACGAAAATGATGTTGAATTAAAATAACAAAGGTATGATTATCAAATTTCAGATTCTAAAATCGCTGGTGATTGAGACAGTCAAGTCAACCACCTTCATGAAGGGAAAGATAGACGAGAGTGCAGGGGATGCAGCCACGCAGAAGGTAAGCTATCATGAGACGGCAGGAGACGATGAGACGCACGAAAGGATGCTGACGCTCGACTTTGATACTGCCCTGGAAAAGCTTAAGACCCTCTTTGTAGACTATCTGGTTCCTACTGCCCAGACCGTGGGCGACAACGTGATATACTATCAGGAGGGGAAGGATGACATCGTGACATTCACCCTACAGGTGTCAAGACGATTCAACGGCACGCTGACCGACACGCTTGCCCGAATTTCTGCCAAGTACGTAACAGACTACATGCTTTACCAATGGTGGCTGAAAACAGGCAACATGAAGCAGGCAGAACCTTACGTTTCGTCCCTTTCCATAGACGAGACAGAAATAAGACGCTGTTTCGTACTGTGCCGCCCAACCGTTCCGACCGTTCCTTATACGCAGAGTCTTACCGCCAAGATTGACGGAAGCGACACGGACGGTGGCGTTACAATAGCATTAGAGAACGACGAGGTAACACTATCCTACTCTATTGACGATGGGGCTATTGATGATATTGAGGCAAGAAGCAGCGACCCATGCATCTTGGAAGTTCACAGAATGCAGGAGCCTCATACCTTCTGGCTGAGACCGATGAACACCGGAGTGGCTTACGTGACATTATTCTCACGGCACAGCGACAACCTGAAAACGGAAATAGAAGTAACCATAACAAAGGAGGTATAAGATGGAGTTCAATTCATTACACCCTACGCATTTCCTCAGAGAGAAAGGATGGAAGCCTGAGCCAAATCCTTTCCTTCCGAAACCTCCACGCCCTGTTCATGTGTATTTCGACAAGCACATCTTTATCTATTCCAACCAACTTTGGTATGACATTGATTCCGCTACAAACATGATGGGAAGGGTAAGACGGGAGAGCGACCCGAACATAGCGAATACCGTTCCGACAAGTGAGAACACGCAGGAAAGACCACTTTTCTATAGATGGTTTGACAGATACCTGAAAAAGGTAGAAGGTTTACTATCTGCCTACATCATGAAACCGCAGGGCGTGGTAAGAGACAATGCCTTGAAGGAATGGGATGAGAAGGAAATGTGGCTGAGGATGCCAGATTACTGGGACGATGCAAGGCTGGACGAACTGGTACAGGCAATACATCATTATATATCAACAGGCGCTCTGTATGAATACTTCCTGCTGACATTGACAAGTAAAGACCAGCTGACCGCTGACAAGGCTGCACAGCTGGAAGACGACGAGCTGGAGATTCTAGACGCAGCCAATGCCAGCAAGCCAGGGGGGATGATTCATACGCTGAAACCATTTGGATAAAGGAAAGGAAGGCTTATGGAAGATTTAGAATATGACGAGTTTAAATCGGTAAGGGAATTTCAGAAGGAGAAGAAGGAAAAAGCCAAGACCATTCTTCCGGCAAGGAAGAGTGCGCAGAAAGAATATATCAGAGATTTCTTGGCAAGGAATCAGGAAAAGTTTGAAGAGTGCATGGATCAGCTGGCAGAATATGACCCGAAGACATACGTCACCATCTACAAGGACCTGACCAAGCACATGATACCTAAACAGAGCGAGGTAAGCGTGACGCATGGACTGGACGAAGACTTCAAGCAGCTGGCGGCACTGGCACAGACCAAGACAGACAACAATGCCTTGGACGTTACGCAAGTTCCGCAGATAATGGATGCTGATTTTGAAGAAATAAAGGAGTTGGGCGATGGCATTAGTTAGAGAAGTAGATATTGATGAGCTCGTTGCCGAGAACAAAAGGCGATACGATGAGATTTATGGCACTTACGACCCTTGGACGGGCGAAGGCTGCTATGATTTCGAGCATCGTGAACTGCTTGAACTTCCCGACTTCATGATTCCGAAGATGTGGGTCCCCAAAGAATGTATGCGTACCTTATTATATAGGGGACTGAAACAGCTGGGCAGCATGAAGGAATACATCATCAAGGTATGGGGTAAGCAGTATGAAGAGAAGAGCTATTACACCAGACAGCTTAAAATGGTGCTCACCTTCGAAATCATGAAAGTCAGATTCAGAGAAGACCCTGAATTTGCCCTTTATGCTACCGACAAGATTGAGGATAAGGTAAGCGGTGACATGATACCTTTTAAGCTGAACTATCCTCAGCGTAAACTCTTGAAGATATTTGAGGATTTGAGAACCAGCGGCAGGGCTATCCGTGTAGTTATCCTGAAAGCCCGACAATGGGGCGGTTCTACCCTCACCCAGCTTTACATCAAATGGTTGCAGGATTTCCGTAAGGACGGTTGGAATGCTATCGTACTTGCCCAGCAGAAGAACACAGCAAAGAAAATCAAGGCGATGTATCGAAAAGCTTTGGAGAACCAACCGGGATGGACGATTGGCAGACCGGGAGCGAAGCTTCAATTCTCTCCTTACGAGAACTCACCGGACGATTTCCAAGTTACAGACGGAATGAGGGCAATCCGAAGAAGTACGCTGACCGTGGCTTCTTTCGAGAACTTCGATTCCGTGCGAGGTAGCAACTTCCACTGCGCCCACTATTCCGAGGTTGCTTACTGGAAGAAGACTCCAGAGCATGATCCTGAGGGTGTGATTTCGTCAATATCGGGTGGTATCAGAAACCAAGAGGATAACCTAGAGGTATTCGAGAGTACCGGCAAGGGTAATTCAGGATTCTTCTACGAGAAATGCCAGCTGGCAATGGACCCGAAGAACAATGATGCCTATTCCTTCCTATTTATTCCTTGCTTCTTCATCGAGCACGATATGGAAGAGGTGAAGAACGAACGAGCCTTTGCCCGATGGTTATTGGAGAACAGAGACAAGAGTAGCAACCCGAAGGGCTACCGAGAGACTGGTAAGTTCTTCTGGCGAATGTGGGAAAAGGGTGCTTGCTTCCAAGCCATTGAGTGGTACAGAAACTTCCGCAATAAGTTTACCACCCATTCCTTCTGTGCTACAGAGGCGCCAGTGGACGAAGAGGATGCTTTCAGAAACTCAGGTAACTTGGTATTCAATCCGTACAGTATTGATGATTTGCAGAAGAAGTACAAGCGTGAACCGCTCTATACGGCAGACATCATCGTTGATGGAAACAAGAATGACTCAACCATTGAGAAATCGAAGGTGAGCATCAGAACAGATGGTGACGGAGACTTGAAGATTTGGGCAGTTCCTAACGTCCTGCAGGTAGAGAACAGATACTTGGTGAGTGTGGATATTGGCGGTAAGAGTACCACTTCCGACTATACCGTCATGACGGTGATAGACCGATTCGGAATGATCCCGACCGTCAAGGGCAAACCGAAGGTAGTAGCTAGATATAGAGGACATGTAAGGCACGACAAGCTGGCATGGATGGCTGCTGCCCTAGCCCATTACTATGATGATGCCCTGCTGGTGATTGAGAGTAATACGGCTGACCGAGAGAAGAACAACAATACGGAAGGTGACCACTTCGGAAGCATCCTGAACGAGATTGCCGACTACTACGATAATCTTTATCAGCGAACCACAAGCCCGGAAGACGTAACTGATGATGTGCTAGCAAAGTATGGTTTTCAAACCAACAAACTGACAAAGGGATGGATAATTGACAACTTAGAGCAGTTTGTGGATGATATGCTCTGGGATGAACCAGACAAGGAAATGTATCATGAGCTGAGAATCTATGAGCGACATGATGATGGAAGTCTCGGCAACATTGTGGGCAACGGTAATCATGATGATGTTCTGATGAGTACGGCAATCGGTCTTTGGGTGAGTGCCAACGACATGGAGAAGCCTCAATGGAAAAAGAAAGAAAAAACAAGAAGCGGCGGTGACGGTGTGCATACTGCTGCAAAAATATAAACAATAGAGCTATGGAGAGAAACTTGGAAAGAAAGACTTTGAGTTTTGGCAAGGGAATGACGAATGTGCCGAGTGACTTGCTTTCAGACGATTCAGAATTACTGGAGTCTGACGGCTTTATCTTTCGTGATGGGGAAATGAAGCCTATTCAGAATCCTGTCAAGATTGGTGAGATTGCGGGGCAGAAGATCATGTACGTTCACAAGATGGCAGACTATGAGAACATCATTGCTTACGATGAAGACCGGACCATCTACTGGTATGTTAGAGGAAGCAACGGAATCGAAATGCCGCCTAGTGGAGTTCCTGCAAGTTTTGAAGTTGGAAAGATAAAAGACATCAAGAGTATAGGCAATACGCTGGTTGTTGCTACAGAGGATGGCTTGCATTACCTCAAATATAAAGGTAACAAATACAAGAACCTTGGAACGGAGTTGCCTAAGCCAGAAGTGCATTTCTATATGTTTTACGCTGGGAACGTTGAGGCAGACACAAGTATTAAATATGAAGGGTTCGTCAACAGTAAAGAACTTGAAATTCGATATGATGCGAATGGTGATGTATGCTATATTGAAAAGATAAGATACATCAAGAACAATGGCGATAACGCAGTGAGTAAAGTAACGGTCACGACAAATCCTGCGGCGAAAACAGAGAAATTTATGGGGTACAGCGTTACGATAGATGATGAAAACAACAAGAACCTATTTCAGACTGCTGTAGTAGGACATGTATCTTCCATTATCAATAAAGCAGCAGAAGACAATATTTTCTTGTTTCCGTTTTTCGTAAGGTCAGCACTTAAACTGTTTGATGGAACGTATGCGCGAATTTCGAACCCGGTTATCTGCTATCCATGTGTGGCAGCAAACTGCAATTCACATCTTCGTTCAAAAGTCGCACGCATCACCATGTACGGCTATACTCTTTCCTATTCCATTTCTATACCAAATAGTGATGATTGGAAAGATATAGTTAAGAACATCAGTCTGTTTGCAACCAAAGGCGTGCAACCATTCAAACTGGATAAAGACTGGAAGTTTGCCTATCCCGATGAAGTATACGGAAAAGCGTTTCATGACACCCTAAGTGGTGACATATACGAGAAGTCTATATATTCAAGAAACAGTTCAACGGGCGAACCATGTATGCGAATCATGCCCGAATACAAGACAGAAGATGATATTAGGGAAGAGCTTCTTGGCAGGAGTGTGTTTTACAAGATAGAACAGATAGGAATCAACTCTTCAAAGCTGAACGGCACTACCCAGAAGGCAGAAATCAAGGACGGTGTGTTGTCTAATCTGGAGACACAGGAACAGCTGCAGAAAGATGATTACTACGGCTGGGCACACTACGTTTTTGACAAGATGTTTGCATACAACGGGAGACTGAACTCTTTTGGCGCAAAGAGAAAGCCTTTCGATGGGTTTAATCATTTCACTGCTCTAGACGGAGAACCTCGAAACGAATACAAATACTACGTGAAGATTGAAGCAAACTCCATGTCAACATGGGTAGAATCAGAGGCGGGCATCGGAAGGACATGTGCGCTGACCGGTTGGTTCTATTATCCTGACCCTAATGCGTCAGAGGTAATCGTATATGATCCACAGCATCAAAGAGGAATCCGATTTGAGCTGCAACAGCATCCTCGTCTGAACGGCGCTTACCATTTCGGAAAACTGGAAAATGATGTAAGTTGGGATGCAAGCATAAGCATTCCTACAACTGACAACGGTGCTCAGGAAGATTTAAACTCTCAGATATTTACGTCTGTCGTGAACAACCCGTTTGTGTTTGAAGCATCGGGAGACAATACAGTAGGCACCGGCAGAATATTGGGCATTGCAGCCAACACCGAGGCGGTAAGCCAAGGACAGTTTGGCCAATATCCATTGATTGTATTTACGAACGAAGGTATCTACGGTATGTCGGTAAATTCAGAAGGCTTGTATAGTGCCAGTCACCCAATTTCAAGAGAAGTATGTAATGAAGATTCACCATTTGTACCTACAGACAGACTGGTATACTTTACGTCAAAGAGAGGATTGATGGCTTCTAGCGGTGGTCAGGTAGCGTGCATGAGCGAACAGCTGAGAGGACGAACACCAAGAAACTTCATATCCGTGGGTGAAGGAAAGTTCCTGGAGTTTTTGGCGAATTGCCTTATTGCCTACGATTATCGGGATTCCCTGCTGAGAATATTCAGCCAAGACAAGGACTACCAATATATATATAATATGGTAGACAAGACTTTCTCTATAGCGAACAGCGGAATAATGGCAAAGGCGGTAGTGAATGATTATCCCGACAACCTGATTCAAGACATCGACGGAAATGTATATTCGCTCATGGCTAAGCCAGACATCAACGATGATACGGACAACTACAGAGGCTCCTTCACTACCCGACCATTGAAGCTGGGCGGCAGCATGAACTTGAAATCTCTCAGAGCAGTTAAGCATCTGTTTGATTCAGACAACGGAAAGATTGCCCTGGAGATTTACGGAAGCAACGACTGCAAGCACTGGTGCAAATTGCCAAGTGTAGGTGGCAAGCCTTGGAAATACTTCACGTTCAAATATACGTTGACGAACTTCAAGGCAACGGATTCCTTTGCAGGAAGCATCGTTGAAGTACAGAACAGAAGAGAAGACAAAATAAGATAAAATTCTTCTTCCATAAGTTGATAACATAAAAGAAGGCGGCTACTCGTGATGAGCAGTCGCCTTTGCAGTCTAAAAAAAATCAACTAAACCTATGAAACATTTTACGAAGAAATCCTATAGAATATCCTAACCAGAAGCAATATAGATGCAGAGTTCCGTTGACATCATTCAACAGCATGGTAAAGAGAATGAACGGCATTGCCTTCTTGGCAGCCTCTTTCCACCTGCCGGTCTTTCCCCACATGATGCCGAATGCGGCAAAGAGAAACCCCGACAACCCCATTGTCGGCTCTGTAACGAACATGGGCAGGAAGCTGGCTGCTACTGCTGCCACGAACGAAAGGGTTACATCTATCTTATTCTTTATACTCCAAAGCACCATCAGATTGATGAGCAGATGGAATAAGTTGACATGTAAGAAGCTGTAGACGAAATGATTTTCAATCGGGCAGCCCTGATAGAAGCCTACATGCTGCGTGCATAGAACCAGGCAGACAAGACTAAGAATCAGCTTGATCAGAAAGTTTCTTCTTACGAAGGTCCATTTCCCTATAACTCTTTCCATATCTTTTGCAATAATTGAAGATGAACATCATATTCTTTGGCTTGATGAAGAATTCCGGTGCTGGCTCACTCACCAAGAACTGACAGATGAACCAGAGCGATTTCCCAAGGAACTCTTTTTTCTGTGACATTTCCATCAGTTTATCATACAAGGAGTAATACATTCTCCTCTTGTTTGGCTTCATGTTGTCAACGGTTGAGAAATCGCCAACAACCATTTTTTCGAGCTTTCTGTATGCCTGCTTGGGAGATATATAATATCTCGGAGCTGGCGACTTCACCACCTTCTCGTATGCTTCCTGCTGCGAATGGCAGGTAGGGGCTATAGCACGATACGCCTTCATCAGGTCATCCCTCTGTCTTTCAATCAGTTCAAAATTTGCCTTTGTCATAAACACGCTAGTTAAGATGGTGCAAATATACAATTTATTTAGATTCTAACCAAATAAGCGCATAAAGATTTAAAGAAGTTTAATATTAGACCGATTTTCATGGCATTACGAAAGAAAAAGCTTAATTTTGCAACAAAACGAGATGCAAATCTCAGAAAAAGTTAGCAAAAAGTAAAATTAAACCATAAAATCATAACAAAATGAGAACAAAACAGGAAACACCTCTCTCGGAAGAGGAGAAAGCCTTAGTTATGGAAGGCTTATTGAGTAGGAAGATTTGGAGGTTCTATGAACTTCTAGCAAAGTGGGCACCCATACTGTTGATGCTTGGTCATTGGTATGGAGTATGGGACTATGGGCATTATCCCTAGACCTACCATCACAGATACCAACTATAACGGTAACTGCATCATCTGGATTTACGTGCTGGCGTATATCTATATGCCTTTATCCATGATTCCCGTGAGTTTCTTTTTCAGATACTGCTGGATATATCGCATTCCGTTCTTCTATTTCTTGGGCATCAATGCCATCAGATTGTATTATCAGCACTGGCTCATCACTCCAGAGCAACTGGAAATGCACCATGTGTTCATTATATTCACTTTAATGCTATACGCTTATGGATTTATCAAAATCGCTCTATCACGTAGCAAAATCTGCATTCCGCATGCTACAAAACGATGAATGCGGATTCACAGAGGAAGAAGAGCAAATCGTTCAACGTAATCTCCTGTACTGGATGGAGAGAAGACATCACTTCGACGAGCACTCAGGAAGAGCCTGCATTGCGAACATCTACTACTTTGACAGTGATGTACACAAGGAGTATGCGCCTTACTTTGACTTTGAGGAGCTGAAGAAGGAGTACGATCGCTTGGCTTGGGACATTCCCGACTACAACTTCTGGGATTTTGCAGTGACGATGAATAAGATGTACGCTGACCACATTGACGTGGTGGGCAAATGGTCCAAAAGCAAGGAAACGACAAGAAAAAGGATTTCTGAACTGTCTGTCAGTTTCCTTTGCGATGAGTCAACAAACCACCCTACTGATAAAATCTGGTGGTACATGAATAGCTAGTTTGGAACACCGCAAAACGTATTGGGAAGACCAGTAACTTTGTAGCCATTAATCAAAAATAAATGATATATGGCTGAAATAATTCATACATTCTTGCAAGAGCACCTGTATAGGTCGGCATTAATCATTGCCATCTGTATGGGTGCTCTTATCATTTCTATGGGCGTGGACCTGTTCTTCGGCATCAAGAAAGCGAAAGAGAACGGACTGGCTACGACAAGTACTGGATTCAAGAAGACTTGCGACAAGGCGAGGAAATACTTCTCTCCTTTCATGGTGACGGTCTGCATAGACCTGATTGCCTGTACGGTTCTCCCCTTCCCGATTTTCTCCATGATTTGGGTTGGCTATTGCGTGTTCTGCGAGTTCGTGAGCGTAAGAGAAAAAAGCTGGCAGAAGGCTGAGATACGGAAGCAGGAGAAGACGGTAAGCATTCTCCTTGAGAATAAAGAAGACTTGGCTAGGGCGTTTATGGAGATAATGAAGGAAGCAGACAAGGAGGCAAAGGCATGAAGATTACGAGGAAACAAATGATAAATGCTGTAGGGAATGTTGACAAAGTTGACGTTCTGCTACATTACATCAATGTCTATCTTGATGTTTTTGAAATCAACACACCTCTGAGGGCTGCACATTTTATGGCTCAATGCTGTCATGAGACTGGTGGCTTGATATATCTGAGAGAGAAAGGATCATCAAAGTATTTCAAGAAGTATGAGCAGGGAAGACTCGGCAAGATGCTTGGCAATACTCAGGCTGGAGACGGTGAGAAATACAAGGGCCGCGGCTTGCTGCACCTTACTGGCAGAGCCAACTACAAGGCTTATCAGAAATCGGGATATTGTAAGGGTGACATCATGGAGAATCCAGAATTGCTGGAGCAGCCGATTGGTGCCATCAAGAGCGGTATGTGGTGGTGGATGAAGCATAAACTGAATGCTCTTGCCGACAAGGACGCTTTCGAGGCGATTACGAGAAGAGTGAACGGTGGAACAAACGGACTGGAAGACCGAGGAAGATGGCTAAGAATTTGGAAAAAGGAGTTATGCGCATGAAATGGTATGATATTGGGTTTTGGAAATGGGCGTGTGTAGCCTTGGTTATTGGTATTATCCTGCTAGCCTTTACTGGCTGCAAGACGAAGGAATACATCAAGGTTCCCGAATATCACACGGAATACATTGTGAGAACCGACACTGTTGCCCAGACGGACAGCGTATACTTAAAGGATTCGGTGTTTGTCTATCAGAAGGGTGATACGGTTATGATTAGCAAGTTTGCTTATCGGGACTGCTACCATAATATATATAAGGTGAAGCTTGACACTATCTTTAGGCATGATTCTATTGAGGTTCCTGTGCCATGTGAGCGGACGCTTACCAAGAGCGAGCAGAGGTTAATGACGCTAGGAAGGTGCTATATTGCCTTTCTCTTTTTAGTGGTTGTTGTCGGAATTGGATTTGCCTTCTGGTATCATAATAAAAAATGCTAGCGTATGGCTGAGATTAGTGAAGAACTCAAGATGATTGACTCGCTCCTGATGGAATTTCATGAGCGCATTCAAAGTGGAAGATGCTTGACCAACAAGCTCCAAAATAACATGATGTTGAAGTTCTTGCACGAAATCGCCAATAAGGATGAACCGATCAGCAAGGCTGAGGCTTGCAGTTATGTCCGTGTTTCCAGGGCTACCTTTGACCGGTTGGTCAAGGAAGGAAGACTTCCAAAAGGACAGAAGCGCAAAGGATGGACCGAACTGATTTGGTACGAAAAGGATTTGGATAAATACATAGATAAGTTGATTTAATTTTACTTTTTTAGTTTTTCATAGGGTTTAAATTTATTATGTTAATTGTCTTTGACGAAAAAATCCCCACTCCGCTGTGATAGCTGGGTGGGGATTGTGGGTTACTTATTTCATGAATGCCATCCAAATAGTTTGGTTCTTGATAGTGGTACGATGTCCGAATATCGGTTTGTAATCGGTGATTGCCTTTAGTACATCACTAACCTTTATCTGCTGCTCGTTCCACTTGAAAATGAGTGTTCCGTTTGTTTTCAGCACTCTCATGCCTTCATGGATAGAATCGTTGATGAATGCTTGCCAATTTTCGGGCAGCTTACCATATTTCTTGCATAGCCAGGAGTTCTGCCCTACCTTTAACAGATGAGGAGGGTCGAAAACTACCATATTAAATGTTTCATCTTCGAATGGTAAATCTGTACAATCTGCTATCATATCGGGTTGTACGTCTAATTTACGTCCATCACATAATGTGTCGTGATATTCTCTTATGTCGGTAAAAAGAACCTGTGGGTCTTGTTTGTCGAAATAAAACATACGAGAACCGCAACACACATCTAATATTCTTTGTTTCATACGCTACAAAACTTCTTTTTCAAATTCACTTTTCGGAACACGATAACGAACTGCTTTTCCATAAAAAACTTCTACGCCTTTTAATGGCATTTCCTTTTCTAAAATATCATGTACCTTCGTTCCTTTTCTAACACTAATATCTATATAATCATAGCTATTATTTAACATCAATAGCGAGTTGTTTTTCATATACACCTTGCCATTCTTGGAAAGATTACAATGATTACTTGCAGGCTGGTAGTACAATCCGCTAGCCTTATGCTTGATTCTGTAAGGTTTTGTCATAACTATTTTTCTTTAATTTCTACATCGTCATCACCAAGAACATAATTTATTTTCTTTTCGATGAACTCATCAGAAGAACTCTCCTTTATTAGAGCATCAATGTCTGGTAACTCTGCATCAACTTTGTCTTCTTGCATTTTTGAGGTAAGCATGTCAATTACCAGTTTCGCCCAAGGGCTATTAGCCATATCTGCCAATGAATCCTGTTGAAGCTCATAGGCTTTCTTCAACTCTCCGTTGTCACGGAAATATCTGAGCACTTCCGTCAATGCCGCAACAAAGTTTTTGTCGTGCATCGGGTTGCTCTTTGCCTCTTCCAGTTTAAGCATTAGGAAGAGTAATGATGAATGTAATTTTGTTTTGTTCATAACTACTTATATTGTTAAACTAATAGCCTTTTTGATACGATGGTCGAACTTGTTACGGTATTTACACTTGCTCGAATCTTCACAGAACGTAACACAACCATACTCGTTATAAGCTTCCTTAAACTTCGCTTTCCAGTAAGGTAATGGATGCTTACTTGGATAATCAGCATAAGTGTCTGCTTTCATTATCTTCTTTGCTAATCTAATCTTCATACGCTACTTCTTTTTAATCACATAAGTTGTATCTTTGTTATCAACCACATAGATACCCACGGTGTCTAAATGGCAAGGGCAACTCTCAGCATGGATAACACAAACTCCGTGTTTCGTGTCCACAACCAGATAATCGTGCTCTTCTTCTGTGATTACAGATATACCAACTCTCTTTGCTGGTTTATTGATATTAGCCAATGAGCAAATGCCCTCACATATCAATGCACCAACAATCAGACACAAGACCAACCAAACGGCTGACTTGACTAAATATAAAATCTTATTCTTCATACGCTACTTCTCCTTATCGAATTTGTTGCAAACTCTTTCTATCTTACCAATTTCCAGAACATCTGAAAGCCAAAAAAGAGGTTCATTCACGCAGGCTACCATAAAACCATAGTCCTTTTCTGACCAAATTACTTCGCCTGTAGGCTTATAACCTACGAAATGTATTAGGTCGTGCTCAAAAATTTCATTGCCTTTGCAGTCTTTCAGTCCTGTGAACTGACATACGGTAGAAGGGTCAACTTCATAAGTGATATTTCTGTTCAACATACTTTCTTCTTGACGATTTTCGATGATGTAGGTATTACCACATTCGCCATAAAAAGTACCTTCAACCCATTCTCCGTTATCAAGACGTTTAGCCTTGAACTTGATATTTTCTATTTTCATAAGCTATAATTCTTCTTTTTCAAATTCATTTTTCGGAACTCTGTAAGATGTACTATGCCATTCACACTCATCATCTTTTCCTATAGCATATTTGGAAAGCATATCTCTCAATGCTTTATAAGCTAAAGTGTTGTGACGAATCTGAATACGTATAAAATTCTCATTATCACACATTGTAAGTGGTGATTGATTATTCATATACACCTTGCCTTTCTTACCAAGGTTACTTCCGTTGTAACGTTGGTAGAAATATCCGCTAGCCTTATGTTTGATTCTGTAAGGTTTAACCATAACTATTCTTTTAAATCATTTGCACTATCAGCAATGCCAACACTATATTTCTCAACAAACTCAGCAGAGCGTGCAGCCATTCCTTTAATCATTGCCTTTTTATGTGAGACGTTACCAGTAGTTAGAACATCAGCTTCTTCGGCAATATTATTAAACCACTTGATGATTTTGTCTCGTAGCTCATCTGTTATTACATATTCTTTCATAACTATTCTTCTTTAAGTTCTATGTGATTCTATAAACTTACTCAAATCGAGAGGGAACTTCTTTTTAAGTTCTCTTTCACGTTTACGTCTCTCCTTCCTTGTGGGTGGAGGAACGTATTCATCTAAGAATGCAAACGTTTTCTTGCAATTAGCATTTAATACTGGAATATATCCATCCAATAATTTCTTTAATAATTCTTCCATATCAATCTTCTTTAAGTTCAACTGGCTCATCGCTCCAAGATAATTCCCTTCCGGTGAGTTTCTTGATAGTTCCTTTGGGAAGTTCTAGGCAGTTACAGCATCCATTATTATCTCGCCAACTATCATCAACCTTATGAGGTTTAGATGCAAACATAAGTTCCATGCCGAAAGAATTAACACATACCCATGCCGTATTCCCATTCCATTCTTCTATTCCACCTGCGACTTTAAGATTCTTCTCTGCAAATTGCAAGGTTTCATACAAATTGCTTAACTCTATATCAAGGTCAAAGTTATCTGGGTTGTTAGCCAAAATATGCTCTAACCTATTAGCACACATTACTACTGCCTTTTTTGATGCAAAGCGAGAAAAGGTAATACTATCTGTATCATCCAAATCTTTTTGAACTTTATTACCAATAATTGGATAATCAAGGTTCAAAACATAATTAAATTGTTTCTTTCTTGAAATTACCATAACTATTCCTCCTTTTTTATACCGAATGGAGTGCCATCGGCAAAGGTGCGATTTTCAAACACTTCCTTAAAAGTACATGTACCCTCATCATAAACTTCGACAAAACCTCTTGAATCTACATTTTCAATTAAGAATTTACTACCATTTCTGTCTTTTACCCACCCAAACGGCTGATGTTTGAGCATTTCTTGCCAACATTCTTCTGCTTTTGCAAAAGGTCGGTACTTTGGTTCTGGCTTGATTCGGTACTCAAAGTCATCATCAAAGCTTGGGTCTTTATCATCGTACCATAATGACGTATCACCTTTAATACATCTACTCTCTATTACCTTTCCTTCACTAAATGCCTTAATAATAGGCAGCAACTCCTTTGCTTGATTTCTGTTCATACTTAATCCTCCAATTTTATATTATGTTTATCTGCGAAACTATCTTCTGCCTCTTCACAAAACTGACCTTCGCAAAGTGATTCTGGGAGTGTTCTGCTAGTATAATACTCTCGGCAGCATAACTCACAGATTTCTTTTTCGTAATTGTATCTTAATTCTTCTCTAGTCATTATTCGCCATCCTTTCTGACTAAATAGTCATACATAGGTTTGCGGTTTCTACGATATTTATTACATATCTTTTCTGCCTCTTCCTCTGTATCACAAGTTGCAATAACTCCATCGGGATATGTATCCCAATATCTAACTACCTTAAATTTTGTCATATCAATCCTCCAACTTATCAATAGGTTTCCAATGAGTGATACGAGCCATTCTCCCTTCCCATAAGATGATGAAGTCATTATCATCTTTTGGGACGGTAGTGCTTTCCACTCTTCTGTTTTTAAAAACATTATCAGGTGACATCTTACTTGTTACCCAAACTACCTTATCATAAGGAGGTAATTCATCCTCAACAGATACCCAGTCAGACTTTCCTAACTCTATCAAAGCATCATGCAATAAGCTATTCGCTTTTCTCAAAGGAGCATTATGCTTATCGTTTCCAAACTCCAAGCTATCAACATTGTTGCTGATAACTTGTTGTATCAGCTCTGTAACTTTCTTCTTATCCATAGTTGTCACAAATTAAAATATTCACGTATCTGCTCACCTGTCATGTGATATACCTCAGATATTCGGCAGTCTCTAATTGCGCTATCCCATGCACTGATATATTCATCATTACAACTACCATCAGCAACACGCTCTACGGCTTCTTCTACTCCTGTTGCAAATCCAACGCTTAAAAGCTGCTTTTCTTCATCACTAAGTCCTTTTCCATCCAAAGCTATATTCAGAGCAATTTGCAACTCGTCATGAGCCTTGTCTGAATAGCCAATAGCCTTATCTAGATGACGTTTGATTGATTTTTCTTTCTTATCCATAGTTGCTTATTTTTTTATCTTCTTCAAGAATTTTTTCTATTGCCTTTATTGAATTGTAAACAACAAAAGTTTCTCCGTCATTCATCTTTATTGTAGATGTATCATTTGGATTCTCTTGTATTGAAGCGATACTATTTGGGTTCAATAGTATATGCCCAGAACCTTTGTATCTATCTTGTAGTATTAATCTAATCATATTCTTCTTTCTTTTTACCCTCTCCCTGTTACCAAGGAGAGGATGATAATTAGTAATTTGTAATATGCTTTGCATCCATTATTTTTCGCATAAGGATGTCTATTTCTTTATCTGATGCTATATGGTCTATTGGATAGCGCATAAAGTTTCCCCAATCACTTTGCTTTTGAATATCGCCGTTGGAATCCATACCAATCAAACATCCATATCCATCACCATTTATATAACCATCATGGATAAATATACTTCCATTACTTGTTACAAGAAATTCTCCTCTTTTAAATTCGCTCCTTTTTAACATATTCTTCTCTTCTTTTTACCCTCTCCATGATGTTATCAAAATAATAACGGATTGGAATCTTTATGAGCCTTTCACTCATTAACGTTCTTCGATGTGTACTAAATGCTTGATGCCTTTTCCACATAAGAGTGCTCTGAGGTGAATTGTCAAGCGGTAATTGATATTTTACGGCTACACCTAATGCCAACCAATCTAATTCGAGCATGGCTTTTTCATTATTATCTTAATTTCACCAAGGAGAGGGTGGTTAGTTAATCTTCGACCTCCTTTACAGAAACATCACAACCATAAAGAGGTGACTCGTCATATTCTTTAGCCTCACACTCAATAGCTTCACTAATAGCTCTTTTCAATGACATTTCAGACTCATTAATTTCGCCTTTTACTATTACCAAAAACATTCTTTCTTCCATATTACTTATATTTATATCCCATAAGGGATGGTTAAATGAGAAGCAAGCGATGATAAAATAAAGTGCTTAATTTTAAAAATATCATTTTGTTTGCTTGCTTCTCGAAAATTATTATTATCTTTGTACCGCTTAATTTTAAAAATATAAACGATATGAAGCATTTAGTTAAATTAATGTCAGAGGATTGCACATACATGTGTGTTATCAACCCTGACCACATCGTTAAATTCTATGAAGAAGACGATGTTTGCTGTATCAAACTTTCAACAGGTGAAACTTTTGCAACCAAAGTTAAACTTGATGATTTAAAAGATTTGATAGAAAAGAGTTATTTGTAAAGATACTCTTTTAGACATTTGTCATACCCTTCTTTTTGTTTGAAAGGGTAATGATTGACAACCCAGATTCTATCTCTCCACTGATGAAGAGGTGAATTGTAAACCCACTCAAATCGTGCTATGTTATTGGCTATTAGTAAATCTTTACTATAAACAGTCTTCTTTAGCCACTTACGTAGCACCTTTTTTATTATATTCTGTATCATGTTCTTAAATTTATGCCCGAAGGCGGTTAATAATTTATAATTTCAAACTGGTCGTAAAATGATGATTTACGAAGATGAGGTTCACTACCGAAACTATTACTATCTGTTATCATCACTATCTCCATATCACCTTCATTATCATAAAGGTCTTGAAGCTGTTGAATAAATTCACTTATAAGCATACTATTATATTTTATACCCGAAGGCGTTAAACATCAAATTTTTCTGTCTTGATGAGTTATTATCTCACATTCATTTCCTCTACGATTCCAATAACCGCATTGGTAACATTTTCTTCCATAGAAAGGACAATGGTGGTTTACTTGTGTTGCTACACTCATACCTACACCTCCATTAATTGTTTTATAGCCATAAAAATAAAACACAAGCCTATTGCAAAAATAATCAGCCATTCATGAGCAAACCATAAATCTCTGCAAATTCTTATGCCTACATACATAAATGCTATTCCTATAGCTATGAATATTATTGATAATATTACCAACATACCTACACCTCAATTTCTTCTTCAATACCAAAAGCAAATAGGATATGCTGCAACTGATGAACATAATTGATATAACTTCCCATAATATCATCATTTATTGAAACAGACCAACTGATTCCACCGTCTGTGCAAAGTTTAATTCTTGGAATACGACTATTCCTAAAGTATATTTGTCCCTTACTCCATCCATTCTTCTCTAGAATCTTTCGAGTTAGGCAGATTGGATTGATTTTATCTTCGGCAAAAGATATATAACCTCGAGTTTCATCAATATACTTATTTGTCAATAAGTACCTTTTGTACGTAGGGTCATAACCTATAACTTTTACAACTTGTTCTTCGTTATCAAGAATGACTTTTACCAAGTCACCAATAATATATTTCTGTGCCATACGCTTTACTTCTTCACTTCTTTAAATATTATGCTCTTGCCATCAGAACGGTCTTCTGGCTCACACTGAAATCCATCTGCCCAACCATTTCTGGTCGGGTTATAACACGTACCATCAATACTAAAAAAACAACCATCGCAACCATCCTGCTCAACAACTTCAAGAGTAACAGTTACTCTTTCTCCAACTTTAAGCTCTTTCATAATCAAAACGCAATTCTAAAATCCTTACCTTTCAAAGTAGGTCTCTTTTTAAGGACGAACTTCTCTAAATCTTCAAAATCTATTGGGAAGAGCGCACAATATTTATACTTTAATGTGCAGATGAATCTTCCGTTGAGCATAACATCAAATACAAATGTTTTCATTGCTATCCCTCCTCATTAATTCCATACTCCTGCTGAAGTTTCTTAACTTCACTGATAAACATACCGACATTATCACACTCTATCACTTCCTGATGATGCTTACGAGCATCCTCGATAAGATGAGTGCATTCTTCCGTGAAACCGCAGATACGGTCACCTTCGGTGGTGAAGAGATAACGGTTTGTGTTGAAGTAGGCGCACTGGCATAGATTAAAACCTTGCTCTTCCAATGCCTTTCTTGCGGCAGAGTTGTTGAAGCGAAGGACGATCAGCTTACCTTGGCTTGAATAATATTTATTATACTTGATGCGGTCGTAGACTACGACTGCTATTGCTGCCAGCCACAAGACTGCCAGCGTGATAACTGTGATGTTATTTGCATTCATGATTTCTTCGTTTTTAAATGATTTACTATTGTCTATCTTGCCGGTAGAACTTTCTTTCCGCTATTTCCCTTTCTGCCTCGGTCTTGTAGAGAATCTGATTGATGTCATGCTCCTTTATATTGACCGATGCTATACGATGAGTTGCAGGATTCAAACCATTCTTGGCGCAATAAGCCTTGAAGCCTTCCGCGCCGAGGGGGTTCTTTGCATCTTCGGCTGCTTTTCGGGCTTCTTCCTGCTTCTTTAGTTCGTCCTCCACCCTACCACGCTCTGCGAGAAGCTCCTTTTGGTAAGAATCGAGAGCAACCAGTATCTCTTGCGGATTGATGGTAGTATTGCCCTCATCATGCTTGTGCTGATAGAGCTTACCGAACTTACCTTCCATGAACTGAACGAAAGCGTAGTCAAGTTCGGTGGTGGTCCAATAGTGATACTTTACACAGATTCTTGTGGCAAGCATCTGTATTTGGAACTCAGTAACGATGTCGAAGACTCCAAGGAAGGTGAAGAGTTCTATCAGTCTGCCCTTGACCCATCCGACCAGAGAGCGTAGCCCACCCTGCTTCTGAATGTCAAGCAAGGTGGCTTTACTCTTTGTGATAGCATCTGTGTAGGAGACTGGGCGAACGTAACCCGGCTTATCCTTGATAATCGGAACCAAGGATTCTTGCTGCCTTGGCTGTGAGGTTGATAGCTCGTTGTTGCTCATTGTTCTGCTTTTGGATTATTTCGTCATTCCAGCACTCACCATTGAGATAAGTGAGTGGGTCTTTTCTGTATACTGGGTCGGGAGTGGAGGCTACGTAGTTAGGAGTTGCGTTCAAACAAGCGACCTGTTGGGCTACGGTGAGTCTATCCCATTTCTGCTTTGTTTTCTTCTTGCCACGCTTTTTGTTATACATGTTCCACCAATCTTCAAAGGAATCGTTATGTCCCTCAAAAATAGGCTCGGCTTTTGTAAGAGCCTTCTTTGATTCATTAAACAGCTCGGAAGGCTTGTAATACTTTCCTGTAACAGCATAACGTGCACCTTCTCGGAAAGCATCTTGCAGCGGTTCTTGGTCAGAATATTCTTTCGCCGCTTTGATTATTTCCTTAAATGTTTTCATAAGCTTTCAAGTTTAAATTAATTATACCCAACCATCTGCACTTTCCAGTTCCTTCTTGCAATAAGCCAAGCCAACCTTGTCGTCAATTTCCGGAATAGGTGTTCCGTTCATGCCGGCAAAGTCGAGAAAGTTGCGGATAACGCTGCTTGCTTCTGCTGTAGTAAGGGCAGAAAGCGGCTTGAAGACATCGTTGCCCTGCTTGTCTTTTTCTCCGGTATAGAAAGGCACTGGCGCTATGTGAAGCTGAATCTTATGCAAAGTATCATAGAAGGTTTCCCCATTCTTCCATGCCCAATAGCTGATCATGAAGTGAATGTATCGGGCTTGTTTGTCAGATTGCTGAGGATGGAACTTCTTTACTTCGATAACCTGCTTATTGTCCTTGTATCTTTCAATGTCCTTGAAGAAACGTAGATAGTCGTTTGGATTGTTGAGATTGTATACACTCATATTTATTCTTATAATTACGTTAGATTTACTACAAGTCCTGCCTTGGCGTAATAGGTTGGAACGCCTAGAACTTGCTGGAATTTACTTACTGCTGCATTCGGGATGAGGTGGCGGGCAGAACCGTGGATAAGAATGATTTTACGGGCACAGTGCTCTACGTCACAGTCATGCAGCCAAGAAATGGCGTGCTCCATGCTCATGTGGGATAACCGAATGCGGTCTGCTTGTCTTTTAGGAGTTAAGCCTTCTGCTGTAGCCTTGTCTAGCATACTGTCCGAATAGTTGCACTCTGCAAGATAGGTCTTGCACCCTTGGATGCAGAAATGCAGATTGTAGCAATCCGTAGCGAAGAAGATGGTGCCATAGGATGATTCATGAATCAGATACCCGAAGTTTTTTGCATCATGCTCTACTGGGAATGGGGTTACACCAAACTTTCCAAAACGGAATGTGATGTTCTCATACATCGTATCAACACCCGGATATTTCTCTGCCACTTCATCGTTTGAAGAAACATTGATTCCTGCCCTCAGATATTCGGGAATGCACTTGGCATGGTCCCCATGGACGTGGGATATAATGCACCCTACCACTTTGCTCGTCTTGTACCCGATAGCCTTTTTCACCTCTTTCAAGGGTACGCCTGCTTCAATCAGCAGGATTTCTCCCGAATCTGATTGAAGGGCATACGAATTGCCTTGCGATGAAGAACCGATAATGATTAGCTTCATACTAGACTAACTTTCTATGACTACTGGTCTGAGGTTCTGCAGGTGCAGCGCTGGCATCATTTGCAGGCTGATTAATCTCTCCTGTCTCAGCATCAACCACGATCATCTTCTTGTCCTCGGCAAACTCCTCGTCTCGCTGCTGCTCGGCAGATGGAGCTTCGTCAATGTTGAGAATATCGTTATTCTCGATGGAAAGCTCGCCCCATTTTGAGAGGAGTCTTCTAAGTACGGTCTTCAATGCCATACTCTCGAAGTTGGAATACCAGCCCACTCCATCGCTTACTCCCGATGCAGCCTGCTTTAATGCCAAATTCTTCAAGGTTTCCGATGTAACACCGTCCTTAAACTTGACGGTAGGGCTATACTGCTTGGCGTAAAGGCAAACTTCATCGAGCGACATGTAGAGAAGCTTGGAAAATCCGTTCTTCATCTTCATGTATGCGAAGTATCCGATTGGCACATTTGATGTGCGAATACCCGACAAGTCGAGATTACCGGTCACCTTGTCATAGCCTTTCAGCTCGCCCTCATACACCACATCAGAATTGATGGTCTCATACTTGCCGGTACGCATTGCCAACTGGAGATAACCCTTGGTACCCACTACCAGCGTAGGAGTCAGTACTCCATGATTCTTGAAAGGCAGGATATAACACTGTCCCAACTGCTTGTTGAGCGGAAGATGCAGGGATGCTGCTTTCAGAGCTTCTGCCATCAAAGCATTCGGGTTGCACTGGAGAAGGCTTTCGTCCGATGTGGCAAGCTCCATCAAGCTTGTTGTGAAAGTTCCCTTGTTCTCCTTCAAGGTGTTCTGTAAAAGGGCCTGGTAATAACTATTGTTCATTACCGCCTGAAAGTTCTTTACTGCCAGCGCCTTCTGTGAAGGCTGCTTTGCTACTGCTGTTTCTGCCATGATTACTTCTCCTTATCTTTTTTAATATCCTTTGAAATTCCTAAAAGAACAAGCGTTGCCATTGCCGCTCCCATTTCCGGAATGTCGTTAATTACGCTAGCAGGAAGCTCAACGTTATCATGCTCGTTAATCCACTCTTTTACAACATCTGATGATGTGTCGTCTTTCAGACCACCGCCCAAAGCGAACAAACCCTTTACAAGGTCTTTATCGACCTCTACTATCAACTTAATTTTATCTGCCATGATTGTAAATTTATTTTTTATTTACTAAAGTATTACACATTATTTACTAAAGTATTATTCCATAACCGCAAGGTATGGATATTCAAACTTCAACTCAGCGTCTGTTGTCACGTTCAATCGGATCTGCTGACCGCCATGATACAGTGGTCTGTTCACGCTCTCGCATTCATCGAGCAGCATCGGGACTGAGATTTCATTGTATCTTGCGAAGGTGTAAGCGATGTCGATTCCAGCATTCACCTTTGCAGCGGTGTTGAGTCGGCTGTAAGGTACACCCACATGGTAGCACTCACAGAACGGCTTCTTCTCTCCATCAAGCGTAGTCTTGAACAGACTCCACTTCACATAAGCGAAATGTCCGTTTACCCGGTCTTCGAGCAACTGACAAGATTTCTGATTGTATTCGTTTGCGATGTCAAGTTCCTCATCGAGTGCGTCAAGCTGAGTCTGATAGGTCTCCTTATCCTTGTTTATATCCTCAATGCGGGTACTGATGCGGTCGAAGGTTTCCTTTGTTGCAAGGAGTTCCAACACCTCATTGCATCTGATTCCGATAGGCTCACGCTCCTTTTCGAGTTCGGCTAGCATCTTTGCGGTTTCTTCCGAACTGGTCTCGGATGGCTTGTCGAGTTCAGCCTGCAAGTCTGCAAGTTCCTTCACTACCTGCTGATATTCTTCCTTCTTGGCAAGAATCTGCTCGTAGGTATCCGGAACCTCAGCATCAACCTCCAGCTTGTGATATTCGGCTTCTTTGAGGACCTTGTGAGCTTCCACTAACTGGTTTGTAGTTATCTTGCGCTCCTCGTCGGTCTTCTCCAGCAGATTCTTCAACTCCGTGTAGGTGTGCTGAAGCTTGGTGAAGTCTTCATCAAGAGCCTTCAAATCGTCAGCCTTTCTGTCATTGAAGCGCTTCTCTGATTCATTTTTGATTCTCTCAACGTCAGCTGCAGGGAGAGCCTGACCACAATGCGGACAGATTCCGTCTTCTGCGTTCCAAACCCATGAGCGCTTTGTGGTTTCATCTATCTTGTCGTTGATTTCATCTGCCTTCTTCTCGCATTCTTCCTTCTGCTGCTTGGCGTGTATATCGGTCTCGCTGTAACCGCTCATCTTCTGTTTCAGCTCGTCCACTGTGCTCTGAGCCTTCTTGACGGCAACGTCCGATGTGATCACGTCACTCTGATGCTTAGTTGCGTTCTCTGTTGCGAGATTGTAAGCGCTCGTCTCCATGTTTCGCTTGCGCTTCTCGGCAAATTCTATCTTCTTACGGATTCCATCAAGTCTTACCTTGTCAGCTCCACCAGTACGAATGTCCTGAATCTTGTTGGTGTACCACACCAGCTTCTCGTTGAGCTGGGTCTTCTCGTCAGTCAATGCTTCCCAGTCCTGCGCTTCGGGCAGTGACTTATTCAGCTCTTCCAAGCGGATAGGTACAGCATCCAACTGCTCCTGCACCTCCTTTCGCTTGTACTTGATGTGGTGGACCAGCTTGTCAATATCCTGCTTCTTCAAGGCTTCAACAACAAAATCATATTTGCTGTTGCCTCCCGTAATATCCTCGGTGGTAATATCGCCTACAAGTGCCTGCAACTTATTGCGCTGCTCCTGCCATGTGCGGTAAACGAAATCCTTTGTTGACGAGCAGAGACGGAAAACGTCTTCCGGACAGATAGCATCCACCGCTTTCTTATACTCGCCAGCAGTAACAACTTCATCATCCAAATAATACTTGAAGGTGTTTCTGCACTCGTCGCCCTTCCATGAATCCGTGAGTGTACGCTTCAAGACAATATTGCCCTGCCCTGCTGGCTCCGTGCCAGTGTAGTAGACTCTAACCGTAAGCTCCACCTCATGAGGAATCTCCTTGATGATGTTGTGGTCCTTGTCGAATGTCTTGATGTCGAGCGAATTGCCGCTGATGTCCTTGCCGAAGAGCGCATACATGATAGCGTTGACTATCGTACTCTTTCCTAATCCGTTTTTGCCCGATATGACGGTGATGTCTTCACAGAACTCATATTCTGCATTGCGGATTCCGCAAAAGTTGAGAAGTCTAAGCTTCTTGAACTGGATTTTCTTCATCTTTATTTTCTTTTATAGTTTCTTTTTCTCTTAACTCCTTATCGTACTGTTCGAACGCCTTAGCGGTTGCGTAAGTGAATTGGTCGCTGTTGCGCATGGCGTTCAAGATAAGGTTTTTCAGGTCTTCGGGTGACGCATGAAGGAAGGAGTAAGCCTTCGGAACGTTTTTGTCACCCATCAATACGATACACCGGAAGTGCTTGGAGTTGTCTCCTGCCTTATCAACTTCATCAAGTTCCTTCTTGATTCTGTTGAAGTGATTCTGTCTGATGTTCTTGTTGCTCATTGTCGTTTATGTTTATTAAAATATCATTTAGCGTTCTGTTGTACTTTATCTTTCCTGCCTTGAACAGACGGGAAAGAATAGAAGACACGTCCTGCTGTATCGCCAGCTTCAACCTTGTATAAAGAACTCCGCTGGGCTTATGGTGCTCATCGGGCATCATTTCTCTGATTTTACCGATGATATGCTGCTCGTCCATAAGCTAATCGGTAGAGCCTAGACCGCTGCGAGTTCCGTTGACAGGTCCTGCTTCCAGGTTAGTGTCGGGGACATAAGTGAAAGCGCCTTGGCAGATGCGTGAGCCAGAAGCAATATAGAACTTGAAGCCAAGCAGTCGCATGATGCGGTGCTTCAATTTCCATCTGCCCGACTTGACGATGGAATGAACTTCTTCACCATATCCGCAATCCACCAACCCGACTACCTCGTCAAGATTTTCTCTTACCTTGCCTAAGTAATCATGCCCTAGCCATTTTGGGAAATAAACTTCCAGTAGCATTCCCTTGCCCGACTGCCCGCTTCTTGGTTGAATCAGCATTTTCATGTTGGAAGGAAGCTGTATTCGGAAACCAAGCGGAACAAAGAAACGGCTGTGAGGATAGACCTCAACACTCTGCCGAACAAAGAGATCATACGCTGCATCTGTAGGATGCGCTTTTGTCGGGAAGCAGTTAAGTTCTGCATCCACATTAATTCTTGTACCTATTTTACTCATAAAAAATTATATTGTTAAGTGCTTCTCTTCAAGAAGCTTGTTTACTTCTTTCTGATAGAAATCTATCATTGTCTTATACTCGAACAAAGACCAGTTCTTGGTCTCCTGCCTTGCCCGAACCTCTATCAAGTCAACTCTCTGTTCGCCAATCTGCTTGATGAGCGCCCTGCGATACATCTGAATATTGCCTTGGTTGAAGATATTGCAGGCTACGCATTGCGGTCGGCAGTTATCTTCACTGAATCGGGTTGACATGTAACGTCTAGACATGTAATGCCCATTCTGAATTTCCTTCCAAGGAAAAACCTTGCCGCAACTGATGCACCGGCAATAACCGTTCTTATCAGAGTATTTCAATCGGATATATTTGGAGAAGATGGCATCAAGCTTATCTCTCAGCTTACTTTTGCTAAGTCCGGCTTTTGCCTTCTTCCTTTCCTGCTCCTTCTTGGCTTTATCCCAAGGAGTTTTCTTTATTGGAGTCCTTTTGAGGGGAGTTTTTCTTTTCAGAACCATACCTTATAATATTATAATGTATCATACTCGCCTTCCTCTCTTCCCATATCTGCTGAGAGATTCTTGATTCGAGAGTTAAGCATATTGATTTTCCTCAGGCACAGTTCGAAGTGCCGGATGGGACACCACGGATTATGCTCCAGTTCTTTATATATTTCGTTCACCCGATCTTGATAGGACCGGGTTGAGAATAATTTCAGCATACGCTTCTGTTTTTGAAGTTAAGATTAAATCCTGCCTATCCTCACGGACGAGCAGGGAGTAGATTATTAACTCATATTTCCGCCCATTATGTTGCCGCTGCAACTGGACAAAACAAATTGTTGAATAAACTATCTAATAATAGAGTTGCAGAAGTGGGACTTGAACCCACGACCAGTTGCACGGTTTGATAAGAATATGCTAAGGATTTACACATCTGTTACGTGCTTGCTCTAACCAACTGAGCTATTCTGCAATATACGGCATCATGCGCTACCATGAATTTAAGAGCCATGCTCACCGTCCGAGAAATGCAACTCGAATCTGTTTTATATATCAATTATGGCTAATCAACATCATTAAAGCTTGTTGCATTTCTAACATAAGAACTCAAATATATTCAACTTTTTCCAATATGTCAAAGAACAAATGCCCACAAACACTGGCAATGGGATTGTTTGAGAAACTGTTACATATTTAAAATGAAGGTGTTGGTAGAATGCTCGACCGCAACATTTCCTTATGGTTCGTGGCGCCTGAAAAGTATCAACGCAAACAACTATATTTTGCCACTGGTCTTTACCGCTCTTTTGTCACCGTTTCATTCGGATTTAATATAATAACAATATTTCAAAACTATGGAGGCGCCAAGCGGAATTGAACCGCCGACCTCTACAACCTTTGTTGTAGCGCTCTACCACTGAGCTAAGGCGCCAAGATCACTCCTATTCTCACGAACCAGAGTGAAGCGTAATAACTAAAATACATTTTTTAAGAATGAAATAAAATTGTATATTATGCTTTGAACCCACTCTTTCAAAACCTCCACCCTGCTCACGCAGAGTGAAGGAAAACAAACAAATAACGCTTAGAATTTTTATCTAAAAGCCTAACGGCTGTCATCATTGCTCTTCTACCAGTTCGGGGTACTTCTTTACGAGGATTCCCCCATATCGGTTAGTTGCGACATCACGGATATCAACCGCCAACTTACTGTTAGTTTTGAATGCTATTGCAGCATAGACTGCCGCATCGCAGCAGCCAACCGTTTTTGCTATTTTGCCTATTTTTGATTTTCTTATCAAAATTTTCGGCTTAAAAACTATTTTATCCATACTTTTTTATTATCTTTGCACACGTAAACTACTCAATGATAGGAAAACGAAGATTCGTTGACCAAATCACGAGTGCAAAGATACACAATTGTAGGCAAACTACCAAGCGTGTAGGCAATATTTTATATTATATTTATCTATTTACACATTTATAAACACTAAGAAATATGGAAGGGTTAAGGGATAGAATTAATGAAATAAAAGACTATTACAGACTGTCTAACAGAGGGTTTGCGGAAGCTGTAGGTGGCAAACCTGCTGCTACAAACAACTATCTGAACGGTACAAAGGAACCTTCTCTAGAGTTTGTAGACAGAATATTGTCTACCTATGTAGACATTTCTGCAGAATGGCTTCTTCGAGGTGAAGGCTCGATGTTTAAGGAAGATAAGCCCACAGACGAAGCCTTGTTGAAGGAACTGGCAGAGACCAAGGTTAAGCTGCTGGTGAAGGAAGGTGTAGTCAAGGAACTCCGTGACATGCTCCTGGAGAAGAACGGTGGCGTGATTCCGGATGATAGAAAGAGCGTCGTCGGCTGATACCTATAGATACGAAAAAAGCAGGGCACTAGGCTCTCTGCTTTTTCGTTACCATGTTATCATTCGGTCGTATTGTCTATGCCACATATAAGCAAGGCGTCTCTTATCTTCTTTAATGACAGCAAAACGTGCCCTTGCTTTCCATTTAGTATGCCTTCCTACTATTACATACTCAACCCTTTCGTTATAGATAAATGAATGACCAAAGGCAGTTTCCTTCTCTTCTGTCGTTGGATATATACGTCTTTCAATACCATACCTAGCAGCCTTCTTTAGCTTGCGAGGAATGCGAACCTTAAAATCTCTAAAGAATCTTCTTCTCATACTTACCTCGCTTTCTTTTTGATTCTATTCGGATAGGAAAGTAATTTTGTATTCGTCCATTCATATTCACAAAGCAGTAGTATATCCATTTAGTGCTATAATCACCAAGCAAAGACTTCAACGAATACCTGATTATCTTAGCCTTGCGCTTGAACTTATAACCTTGGCTCTCCCAGTAAGGACGAGCCTTCTTCATTTGTTTCTTAGCTAACCTAACCTTCATGCCCACCTCGCTTTCTCCTTGACTTGGTGAATATTGTTAGAGTGAGATACATACTTGTATCACGGCTATGCCAAATGTAAATACGAAACCTATTGGACTGACGTATAGTTTCGAGCCTTTTGGGGAATCGAACATCATACCATCCTCTTTTCATGAAGGACTTCCACCACTTCTTGTATTTTATAAAACTTCCCATAAGCCTACAATTTTTCTAATTCTTCTTGTAAGTCATTAATGCTCTTCTCGATGTTGGCGATAACCATCGCTCTCAGTCCTTTGATAACATCTCTATCGAGAAGGTAATCTACATTGCGAATCTCGTTGTTGCATCTTTCTTCAAGATTAACTCTTAAATCCACATAATGGCTATTTGCAAACTGCAAAAGTTCTCTTTTATCATCAAGGCTTTTCTTCAGTTTAATAGCTTTCTGTAAATCTTCTTCTTTCATACGCTATAATTTATCTTTTATCTCACTCAGTTGCGATATGATTACGCAAAGGGAGATTATTATGAATACCTTGAACATAACTCTAAAACAACTTGGCTATACGTCTGAAATCCTCTCCTTCGGGTACCGGACAATCCTTTATCCACTCCATTTCCTTCACCTTCCATAGTGAAAGGTCGATGTCCTTAGGCAGAAGAGCCTTCATGTCTGCGAAGAGGTTGAGACGAAGGGAACAGTTGAAGTTAAAGTTGTCACTAGTATTACCTCGCTTCTTCAGCTCAAGCATCTTGGCATTAATATTAATGAACTTGTCAATATCCACCTTCTTGTGAGGGGTAAGGCAGATTCCATCAAAGTTATCGCTGCAAATTATGAGGGTTACATCGTCGAAGTATGAAGTGTAAAGATAAAACTTCGATTCCAGCAAACCCATAGTTTGCTGTATATTTTTAATACTATCAACAAGATCAAAAGTCTTATAACCAAATTCAGCCAACAAAGGCTCTCCACCAGTGATACTAATCTCATCGTAGTCTAATCTGTCAACAACCGGAATCTTCTCAATATCGAACTGGTTGTTACAGCACATAGGACACTTGTTGTGACACTTTGCAGTCACCAGCAATCTCAATTTCTTGTTCATAAGCTATCTTTTTTAGTTCGACTTTCATTTAAGGGTACACCCCAACCTTTTCCGCACACCACTATGGAGCGAGGATTGACCGACTTGAAATTTGGTTTTATATAATTATATATTTACCTACTCAAAGAGTACCAAATATCAAAATCTTACCTAGAAATAGAAAAGCCATTCCGCAAGCCTTCTTCGTCCCAGTGGAAGCCTTTCGGCTCGTGCGTTGCCTGTTGAGGTTGGTCGCTCAGAGCAGGACTAGAGGGATATATCTTTCTAAGTTAGGGTCGTTTTATATATCGGCAGGTAAACCGAAGAGGACGATACTGATGAAACCTCGTATGTTTTGCCAAAAACTCGGGGAAAATAAAAATCCCCAAGTCGTGTGACGCCGACCTAGGGATTTCGTGATTGTATATATTGAACCTATTGAAGCAGGTTTATATATCGAAGTTCTCAACATCAATCGTCACATTGACGAGTGCAAAATTACAACTTCATGTACACATATCCAAGCATTTATACACTCTTTAACCAACAAAAACTAAAGAAAGCCTATAACTATCTGATACTAAACTACTTATAACGCTTTTCTTATTTTAAAACCGTATAAATATCAAAGAAAATTACCAAAAAATTTGTGTTATAAAAAAGTTATCATTATCTTTGCAGTCGTAAAGTAAGTGACTGCTAGTTAGATAGTAAGATATTTTTCGGTGAGACCCCAACGGAATCACTCAGTCGTTACAAAATAACGTTAGAAATAGAATTTTATCTAAAAAGAATACGGATGTAAGTCGCTTATAATCAAGCACTTATCTCCGTATTTTTCGTTTAGGGGCGTTCTTGGTGCTAGAATAGGCTGATATTTACTGGTCGTTGACTGGTCTACGTCTAAAAACACCTTAACTCTCTGAAAACCAGCCAAATTAGCTGTCACGATAATAAATGTCAAATTTGGGGTGTGTTATCAAAATGTTATCAACTCCGTAAAATTATGTTATCAAAATGGCTAGTATTAATTTAAGCTTCGTTCACAATCGGTTGAAGAGAGGGACTTCACAGAAGCCAGTTTCCATCGAATTGCGGTTCAGTTACAAATCTGAGCGCAAGTACATTTCAACCGGTATCAAGGTCACTCCTAACCAGTGGTCTTCTAACCAAAATCGCATTATCAAGCACAAGGATGCTGCTGTACTCAACGAGCAGCTGGAAGCATTTGAGGAGCGTGGTCGCATCGTCTTGAACAAAATGTTGAAGGAAGGTATCACGGATTTGTCTCTGATTCCTGCGCTTTTCAATGGTGAGCAAGACAAGAACATTTCATTCATTGACTACTGCAAGAAGAGAATGAATGAACGCAAGGTGCATGATCATACCAAGAAGCGCTACGCTGTGTTTATCAGATTTCTGCAGGACTGGGGTAAGATTATCTCATTCTCTGACTGCAACGTGTCTAAGGTGCGTGCCATGGATGAGTTCCTTCACAAGCAGGGCAAGGCTCAATGCACCATCTACGACTACCACAAGTATCTCAAGCTGTTCATCAATGATGCTGTGATAGATGGCTTGCTGGAGCAGAATCCATACAAGTTTCTGCCATTCCATATTGGCAAGGGCGAAAAGCAGTATGTTGACTGCTGTACCGAAGAGCAGTTCAATGACATCAAGAAGCTTGACCTTTCCACTCCTCATTTGCAGGCGGCAAGAGATTTGTTTCTCTTCCAATGCTACACCGGACTGGCTTACTCTGACCTTGCTTCATTCGATTATGCCAACTGCGTTGAGAAGGATGGCAAGATGTTCTATCATGCCAAGCGCACAAAGACAGATACTGATTTCGTGTTCCAACTGCTTTCCCCTGCTGTAGAGATTCTAGTTAAATACGATTTCTCGCTGCCAAAGATTTCCAATCAGAAATATAACGACTATCTCAAAGTTATCGGACAGATGGTCGGGGTTGACCGTCTCCACTCCCACATGGGGCGTGCCACAGCTGCTACGCTCTTCCTTTCAAAGGGTATGTCTATCAATATCGTGGCAAGGGTGCTCGGTCATACTACCTTGCGCCAAACCACAAGATACGCCCGAACTCTGAGCAAGGACGTACAGTCTGCCTTTGATGCGCTGGAAGGCAAGATGTAATAAACGAATAAAGGGTAGCCATTACTGACTACCCTTTTCCGTGTCTCGTTCTCTTTTCTCTTGTATTGCCTTGCGGATATACTCACCCTTCTTGTCTAGAAGGTTCTTGAGAAACTCCAATGTTTCCTCGTCAACACGAAAGCATACCTTGCTGGATAGGACTTCTTCGCCCTTTCGCTTTCCTCCTGCTCCTGCCCGCCTTCCACCCCAGTTAGGATGGATGCTCATCTTCTTTGGCTTGCCCTTGTTGGTAAGGGTCATTTTCGATTTCAACTTATCCTTCACATATACCTCAGCTATCAATGCGCCTGGAGTGGTGCGCAAGCATGAGATAACGATTGATTCCAGATTTTTGGCATCCGTGAAGAAGGTTTCCGTCTCGTCAATGATTACCAAATCATCATATAATACGATTCTTGCCTTTTCCATACTCGCTTCCTTTTATCCCAGTACTGCCATCAATATTGTGAACAGAAAGATGAACAGCACAAACCATTCCTGCTTACTCATTACTTACCTCCTTCCTCGATTACTCCTATCGGCTTAATGTCGTTGACGGTCTCGTCCTCGGTAAAGAAGGAGATTTTCATGTTATCACTCACGTATCCCATGGCGATAACGTTCTCCTTGCTATCCTTGATGATGCAAATATCCCCTCTCACTTCGTTCTGAGTTTTCAGATACTTGATTGCAGCGTCCTTTACTGCCAAAGGATTCATTTCCTTTGTAATCGTCTCCCCTGACTGAGGGAAGACGAAAATAAACTCTTTCTTGTTCATAATCTCTAAAATTCAAATAATTCCAACTGTGTATAGGCCTGCTTCGGGAGAAGCTTGTTGATTTCATCAAGCAGCTTTCCTGCTTTCTTGCAGACTGTATTGCTACTATCTTCTGATTCTATCTGTCGTAACAGATACTTCTTTGCCCATTCAAGGGCATGCTTCACGGCTGCTTCCTGCGTCTTGAACCAATCCTTGTTGCTGAGATTGTTTCCCCAGCATCCCCCTCGGTCTACCAGCATGTATCTGATTCCATACGTCCACTTACCTCTAACCAATGCTGTGGTGATTTCGATAAAGGCTGTATCCTTGCCAACCTTTGCCGACTGGTCGGGATTGATGCAAACACCGTGCTCATTGAACTTAAAACGCTTGCTCATGCTAACTCCTTCTCTGTTATTAATAACTGCTCCCAAATATACTCATTCTTGTGAGTAATCTCGAATAGTGTTGGGTGGTCCTCGGAAACCTCATACTCACCGCAAAAGGCTTGCTCGTATGACTCCAGCACCTTCTGCTTTTTCTCTGCCAGCATTTCCTTAGCCTTGGTCTTGGTGGTATATACTCCCAAAACATTTACCTCTGTGTCGCTATCGTTGCCATAGAGTTCTGTCAATACAAAAACTATCTGCTTCTTCATGTTACTTGTCCTCCTTCTCTTCTACTACATCAAATGAAACACTATCCAACTCGCCTTCGTCTTCAAAAGCACCCATATCATATAGTTCTCTTACAAGATTTTCAGCACATTCCGGTGAAACAGCAGAACGCTCCACCTTGTAGACTACCTTCTCAACGATTTCTACTACATACTTTTTCATAATCAAATCCTTTCTTTTTTAATTAATACTGGTGGGTGGATGGTACATTGCAACCATCTGTATCGGCTTGGGTACCGCATTCACCCTATGGAAGTTTAACAATAACCTCTACTTGATTTTCTCTAGACAAGTACTCTTGCTTACCTGCATTCCGTTCGTGAGATAATATCTCTCGGCAAATGGTGTCTGCTTGATGATGCAAGTTGTCTTTGCTCTGTATCTGTGCCCGAACTTATCTACGTGGATGGCGTCTCGAAAGCATGTTATTACTATCGTCATGGCTTAATCTCCTCTACTATATCTTCCAGTTTCTTCTTCTGAATATCCATGGAAATCAGACTTTCAATGTCTAACACGTCCATTTCTCGCCTATCATCAGATGGGTAGATATATATGCAAAAGCTATCTATCTGGAATTTATCACAACTCCACAAAGTGTAGGTCTTTGTTTGGAAACGGAATATGATTCTGCTCCAATCGTTCTTTGCTAATAAATCTTTAACTATAGCGTTAGTCATATTCAATACTATTTATGAGGGAGATTGCTCTCCCTCTGTTAAACTTACTCAGCCATCAGACTGTTTACTAAATCCTGCTTGGTGGCGAAGACCTGATTCGCCTTAGTGTAGTGTCCTTGGTCTCCATCTAACACTAACTTGCATACGTCCATGCCTCCTCCCCTCACTAGGCTGATGTAAATAATCTCGTCCTCTACTATCTTGTTGTTACGCAAAAGGTACACCTTCTGACCTATGAAGAAGTTAGTATGCATGATGGTGATTGAGGTCTCTCTCACACATAATCCATCCATAAGCTCCATGCAAGCGAAAACCTTTTCTCCTTCTTCGAGTGCCTTTGTGATGCGCTCGAAGATTTCCTGATCTGTCGGTTCTCGCTCTTCTTCGGTCTCCTCATCCTCAATATAGTCATCAAAACTCCACCCATCTTCTCTTACGAAAATAAGTCCTGCGGCTTGCGCCTTTACTACGTCTTGTATGTTCTTAACCTCAACACCTACAAAACCACCAGTTACCTCTTTTGCATTATTTGCGTTCATATCTTAATCTCCTATAATTTAAATTGCTCCGTACTTTTTTGATAAATAATATCGAAAAACGATTGCTTGTGCCCTTGATATGGCGATACGTTCTCCTTTTGTGGCTTCCTCGTTGCTGAAAGCTAGAAGAAGGTCACTTAGCTTTCTGTAAATCATCTGCGCTCATAGCCTTTACTTGTTAATCATTCTAGCGTTATAAGTTCTACCAATAATCTTGTCTATCTCTGCTTGATGCTGATAGTCGGTGCAGTCGGCAAAATCGTCCTGCTCCTCATAGAAGCGTGCAGCGCTCTTCAGTTCGTGAAGGCTGGCTTTGGTATAGTCCTTGGCTGGATTCACTTGTCTGAGGTTCTCGCAAGTCTTGCAGTACTCGATGAAGTCTAAAAGGACTTCCTTGTCATTAATGACACCCTGCATTTCTGCTGCCATAAGTGGTAGGGTAACTATCGCTGCCACTACCAATACTAACTTAATGCTCTTCTTCATTGTCTTATCTCTTTTCCAGTTTAACATCTACGATATATGGTAAAGTGTGCTGAGGCTTATTGTCCTCGTTCGAGAAGAAAAACTTATTCAATCTATTGTTGAAGGTGCTCTCGTTCTTCTCTATTGTACTCGTTATCATTTTCTCGCTTATCTGTTCCGAACGCATGATAACAAAGTTGTTCTCCGCTTGTGTTGCGTTCATTTCTCGAAAAGCTACTGCCACAAGTCCGAAATCTGCTTGAAAGAACAGATACTGATAACCAGTGAAGATTACGTCAACTCTGTTGCGTGATGTCTTTGTTACTCTGATGATGTTCATATTACTCGTCCTCCATATCTTTAGCGTCTCTGATTCTGTAACCTGCCAATGCGCCAAATAAAGCGCATAATACATAAATTGTGATGTCCATAACTAAATCCTTTCTTTTAAATTGTTAATATTGTGCGGTCTCCAGCCTTGAACTGAATGTGCTCCTCTATTAGCTGACCGCTCCATGTTTACTTCTTCCCAAAGTTGAAGATTTTGATGAACTTGTAGAACGTTTTGAGGTCGCAAAGGTGGAAGAGGTCTTCCAAAATATACTCCTTGCACTCTCTGTTGCACTCTCTGTAGGTCTCCTGCATCTGTGCTGCGGTCTCGTTGCCGCATTCAAGCCAATACACAAAGATGGCTCCTAAACTCTCATAGTCGTTGTACTCGTCATAGAACTTCTTCTGCTGTTCGTATGTCTTGTTCTTTCTCATATTCTTGTAGTATTGTGGTGGGGATTGCTCCCCACCTAGTTAGTTACTCTTCTTCCTCCTCTTCCTCTTCTTCCTCATCGTCATAAGGTCGTGAAGTATCTACTTCTCCATCATAGCTTATATAAATATCCTCATCCTTTGCGATGAGTTCAATATAATCGGCTAGCTCATTTGTGCCGATAAACTGGTATAGGCTATCTAGCATTGCGCTATCGCCTAACTCTTGGCGCAAGTTGTCAAATGCGTTGCATACTTCCTTGTAGTCTCTTTTAACTGCCATAATCTCTTCTGTTTAATTGTTCAACTTTGCCTTAATTTCTTTGAACTCCTTCAATCGCTTGTGCGCTACGGGAGTGCCATCGTGTTTTGAAAGATAATCCTCTAGAAGGATTATTCTATCTTCAATAGCTGATGTGATATTTACTATCTCATCACTTGTAAGTGTTACTGTTCTGCTCATAGTCTCTTATTTTAATCTTGTTATTGTTACTTTGAAGATAACCTCACAACTATCTGTTGACAGCTCAATACTCTTGCGCTCGTAAGTTATGTAATAGTTATCATACATGTCCTTGCTGCGTCCAATATACTTGTAGCCTACCTTGTTAAGGTTTCGTTTCAGTAACTCAGTTTCCTTATCGCTTATGTTCTTTGTGTATATTGGTGTCATTATCACTCTGTTTGCAAATCTTTCGATTTTGCGGAAATTTACGATATTATCTGCTACCATTGTCTTTTTACTAAAATTAATTGTTCGTCCATTCCGTCTCTATCGTAGATAAGATAGTCTACACTTAGGTCGAATACACTATCGTACCCCATTGGCTTGAATGGCTTTTCTTCAACCTTGCAGTTGTCTATCATAAACAAAAACAAGGCTGTTGTGTCACCAGCGCTCCACATGTCGAAGGCTTCTTCGCTTGTGGTTCTTGCTACTTCTATCAATTCCATAATCTTTTGTCCGTTAGGCTGGGGAGGGGCGTCAGCCCCGTGGGGCTTGCCCCTTATCCCCAGCAGTTATAAACTCATTTCATACACCCAAAGTTTACCCATTGTCTTCCATCCGAAGGCTTCTGCTTCTTCTCTTGTATCGAATTGTCTAACAATACTAGGAGACTCGTTAGGGTCTATTGGTTCATGTACTAATATATACTTCTTCATACCTTGTATTTAAAAGTTACTTACTAGGTTGTCTAACACTGGCTCTTCGCCACTGCCCAACCAGTTTTGAAAATGCTTCAGTGCTCTTCTGATAAAAGCAACCTCGGCTTCTGTCAACTCTTTCTTCATAACTTGTTACTGTTAAATTGTTAAACTTCAAAATTGTGCAGGTGTACGTTTGCGCCCAACGTCTGCAAGCTACATGCAGCCTAGCTCCCTCACTTAACGTTCGTGGGTCAACGTGTTTCGATATTTATTCACTCTGACACGAGTGTGGTTTTACTTCAACCTAGAAGAGTGTTATAGACTTCTTTGTCTTTTGCTCTTTTACAGTCTCGCTAACTGGGTTGCATTTTCCTTTGATGTTTGAAGAGTTCTATCTCTCTGACTTTCCCGACTAATCTGTACTTTTATAGAGGTAGTTAAACGTGAAGTTCTAAACGTGCCATCGTTCCTCTTGAAATCTTGAACTTGTTCTTGATTTCGATTGCAAAGATAAACCAAAAGTTTAACTCATGCAAGTTTTTGAATGAAAAACTTTAATTTTTAGGCAAACTTTAACGTCTATTAATTAAACTATTGGTTAATTTTACAGTTTTTAAGTAAATTATTGGTTTATAATTTGTATCTTTGCAGCCAAATAATTAAACTAAAAGTTTATGGCAACAAAGTTAAGTGAAGATATAGATTTAAATCTCAAAGAGATATTAAGAGAAAAAGGAATTATGTCTAAGGATTTGGCTGACCATTTGGGTATTACTACGGTGGCGGTTAGTAAGATAATTAACAACAAAACCACACCTTCATTGGGTACGTTGGCTAAGATAGCAAAATTCCTCAATATGAAATTATCAACTCTTCTAGGTGAAGAGCCTTTGAGACTGGTTGATGATTCAAAGGAGTTCGCTTCCTTCATCCGCTACAAGGGCATCCACTACACAGCCGATACGCTGGATGAGTTCTTCAAGCAAGTTGAGGAGTTGAAGGAGATTGCAAGATGATAGTACTACAACTTATCGTGTGGATCGTATTCGGTGCGGTATCATTCCTCGGTATCGCCTATCTCTTTCACGCATTCGGGAAGGTGGAAGATAGTAAGACCGTATCCGTGAAGTATGCCAGCTGGGCAATACAACTGTTCATCGTGGTGTGCTATCTGCATTCGGTGTACCACTTCGGCAAGTGGCTCGATGCAGTCTTCTTCTAGGGCGCTAGCCCCACACGGCATGGGGAGGGCGCTTGCGCCCGTGGGGGCGCTGCCCCCTTATCCCCCGAAGGTTTTCTTCTTCCCCCTATAGAGAGAGACACACACATAAACTCCAACCACAAAAAACCACTTCTCTAACTAGGAAAAAATATTTCTCCAACTAGGAAAATAAAATCTCCATTTTTTTATTTGCAAAGAATCTTCATTTATGAAATAAAAAACCGCCTAAATCATCCTTCAACCTCATCATTTCTAGATGAGCACATTATCCGGCACAAAACCATGAAATCTACGAAAAACCCACAAAATCGGCTCTAATCTGCTCGAAAATGGCTCTTAAACGGCTCAAAACTTGCGAATTTGAGAGAAATCCCGACCATTTACCCGAAAATCGCAGAAATCAGCGAAAATGAGAGGAGTTCGTACTTGTTCGTGTCAGACAAACATCAAAATAGCCTAAAATCGAAATGTTAAACTTTACTATGCGCACGTGCGTACCTATTAATGCAAACCGCTTTTTTGTTTGCAAAATAACTTCATTTATGAAATAAGAACTTTCTTTACAATCTATCTTTGTTTCCCCCTAGGGAATAAGCGAGACTAAAATCTTTATTATCAAGCTATTAGCATTTTTGGCTATTTGGCAGTTTATATTACAAAATTAGACTTATAGGAGGGGTTGAGGTAAACGGTTTCGTAGATGTTTGCGCCCCGACTAACAAATTTATGGGTTTTGGCGAAAACTCGGAGTAGATTGGAATACCGCAAAACGTACCCCCAAATATTATATATTTGCCCTCGAAAACTCTAAATAATTGCAATTATGATGGAAATATTATCAAAAATCCCAAAGAATTTGACCTCATCCCCAGTGCTTGGGGAGAAGAAAGAGTGGATTGCGACTGCTGCCATGCTGGCTGGCTCTGTTGCGTCCTCTCTGTTCGGTGCTAACAAGGCTAAGAAGGCGGCTAGGAAGGCGCAGAAGGAGAACACGTACAGAAGTAACGCTGAGAAGGCTTGGTACGACAAGGAGTACAACACGGACTATCTAGACACCAAAGCAGGGCAGAACCTCATGAGAAGAGCGCAGGAGGTGCAGAATGAGTATATCCGCAAGGCTGATGGCGCTGCTGCTGTTGGCGGTGGAACTGCTGCAAGCGTGGCAATGGCGAAGGAAGCCGCCAACAAGACGATTGGAGACACGGTTGCCAATATCGCAGCACAAGACACCTCACGCAAGCAGCATGTCGCAGATGCCCACCTTCAGAACACCCAGCAGTTGTCAAGAGAGCGCCAGCAGATAGAGCAGCAGAAGGCGCAGGCAACCAGTGATGCAGCGCAAAATATGTCAAATGCGCTGATGTCGGCAGGTGTGAACCAGTTGGGGTCACAGCTAGAAGGCACAAAGGCGCTGAATGGCAGCAAGTTAGACAATCAGACACCAACGCTTGATAACAGAAATGTAACGGACGTAGCTGTTGGCAAGTCATACAAGACCAATCCGAGCGGTTTGCTGAATCCTGCCACCTCTAGCGGTCACACTCTGCTGGATGATGCTGTGGGTGAACTCAACAAGAAGAAACCGAAGGTCCCTCACGTTGGGGTGTAGAGCGGTGAGGGCAGCGAGGATGGCAAGGCAAGGTCGAGGCAAGGGCATAGAGGGACACCCCAAGACCCCCACCCCCTTTGACCACCGTTGCAAATTATAGTAGATAAATACATAAATAAAAATCCTCCTCCCCCCCCCCCCCCTCATTTTGGATTTCGGTTTTCCGATTTTCCCCACCCCCTAATTTTTCGGGAAGTGTCAAAAAGATTAAATATAAATAATATGGAAGTAAAGATAGGAAAAGGTCTTTCGTCTCAGATTGAAAAGTCATTCGAGTCTAGCAATAATAATATAACGCTAGATGGTTTAGTGAAGTTTTTAAAAGAAACGGACGAGCAGTATAACCATAGAGTAAATACCAGACGTGAGCGTTATGCTAAGTTGCTATGCAAGGATGGTAAAATCCGCAATGTGATAGTTGTAGAAGAAAAGAAGGAATCGGAGAAATGGGGTCCAAGATTCTGCTATTACATCGAGACAGATAACGGCATTATTCCTGCATCATACGAGGATATTATCTACAAGTTTAAAATAATATAGATTATGACATTAAAAGAAGCAAAGAAGATATTGGAGAAAGAAGGTTTTAAGTTAGAGGAACGTCCTGGTAAGCCTTACGCTATTAGTGAAGAGTTTACTGAATTCGAGGACCCCAACATTTGTGAAGCCATGCAAGTTGTTAGTTCTGCCGGTTATGCTATTATGATGGCTGAAGCAGCCTTTAATGCACGTAAGGCTCGCTTGAAGGAGGAGCTTGAAGAGCATGCTAACGCACCTGTCTCTGGTAAAGAGAAAGCAAAGGAAGAAAACCCTGCCCTTAAAGAATCAGCATCCCAGTTCAAGGATGCGTTGTTGGATGAGCAGGCAAAGGAGATTAAGTGTATCAAAAAGAAGAATCTGCGTCTCGGCAAGGAGATTACCCGACTCAACAAGGTTATCTACAAGAAGAACATGAAGATTGAGGAGTTGAGAAAGGAAAGTTCTAGACACCTAAGAGGAAAGATTAAGATGTTCGGCGAGAATGTGGATTTGGAACAGATTTTAAAGGATAAGGACGCTGTTTTGTCTGACGTTGCAGAGGAACTTCGCCTTTCAAAGATTCGTGAGAAGAATCTGACCGAGGTGTGCCAGAAGTACGTGAAGGAGAATGAGAGGTTGAAGAAGAAGCTTGCAGACAAGATTGTTGACGAGATTGATGCTCGGGCTTTGAAGAGTGCCGAGAGTGCTCTCGCTTACAAAGAGAAGCAACTTGCAGAGAAGGACGAGGTGATTGCCGACTTGGGCAATGAACTGGCGGCTACCAAGAAGGAGTTAGAGGAGAAGACCAAGCTGGTTGAAGTGGTTCGCAAAGGTTCTAAGGAGTATTGCGAATATGGTATTTCGGCTGAGAAGATGATCCGGAAGATGGCAAATGTTATAGTCTATGAAGGAAAAGTCTCCTCAAAAGAATTCGAAGAATATCGTCGTTGGGCGAATGGCTACAGATTCAACCCTCAGCTGAATGATTTTATAGAGGAAGAGGAGAAGAAGCTTACAGCAAAAATGGTTGACATAAATGCTAAGTGTATGAGAGCTGCAAGAGAATCCATTAATGATGTTTTTGAGTCTTATGCGGCAAAATATGCGAAAAGCACTCTCGATGAATTGAAAGACAAAGCTTATGAAACCTTTAACGCAAAGGCTCATAAACTCGGACTCGTAGGAAGCAAGGACGGAAAAGGCATCCCAGACCAGATGATTAGGGTTGATATTGCTGAGGAAGGTGGTGACCACTCCGATGTAATTGTTCTATGCGGTACGGATTTTGTCAAGATGCTTAAAGAGAACGAGGACTTTATTCATGACCTTTTTGAGAAGAAGCACAAAGAAATTAAAGAATTTATGTCTGCCGAAGCAGAACAGCTCTTTGAAGGTGATGGTATTCCCACTAAGATGGAAGTGATGAAACCTAGTCGGAAGTTCAAAAAGATAAAGTAACTATGGCAGTAAACAATAATCAGAATACGCAGCAGCCTAGGAGGAAACCGGTAACTATCGGCGGCTATCCTCAGGCTGTTCAGGACATGATGAGGGCGAAGCATCCTGATTATGATCAGGTGATGAACCAGACGATGCAGGGCGCTCCTAACGGGCAGATTCCTGCTGTTGCCCCTCAGCCAGCGAGTATGAATTTCTTTCAGCCGAATGGCGGCGCTGTGGGAAAGTATGAAGCACCAGCGGTTCAGCCTCAGCCAGCGCAGCCTGTTCAGCCAGTACAGACTGGGGAAGCACCGGTTACGGACTTCACGAATATGCCTCAGCAGCCTACCGGTTGGAATGCAGACGGAACACCAAGCTATGATTCCCTTTCTTCTGCCCTTTCGGGCGCAGCAGAATCCCAGAAGCAGGAAGCGCCGGCATTCCAGTCTGACCCATCCAAGAAGGACGGTGGTTTCTTTGGCTGGCTTGGCAGTCTCATACCAAAGAAGAGACCGGGAATGAGAGAAGGGGAAACTCCTGAAGAGTATGACAGACGTAGAACCCGTAACATGGAAATGATGACTACCCTAGCCGATGCCATGCGTCACATGGGGAATATCGTGAACACTTCCAAGGGTGCTCCTCTGCAGAAGTTCAATGACCCTACTGCCATGATGGAACAGGGCTACCAGACCCGAAAGGCTCAGAGACAGAAGGAAGCTGCACTTGATGCAGATGCGGCTTACAAGCAGGCTAATCTCAGCTTGAAGGAACGTGCTGCCAATGCACAGAATGCCTACAGGGAACTGCTTCTTGGCATGAGAGATAGAAATAATCAGCTTGCCAGGGATAAGTTCGACTATCGCAAGGGCAAGGACGATGCAGCAGCACAGTATAAGCAGCAGAAGGACCAGCGAGACTTCGAGTATAAGCAGCAGCGTGATAAGACAAAGGACGAGCAGACCAACAGAAGACTGAGCATTTCACAGTATAATGCTACCCATAAGGGAAGCGGACGTGGACGATCAGGCGGCGGTGGAGGCTCTTCTGCCAAATACGTAACTTGGGATGCAGAAGGAAAACCACATTACGCATCCAACAAGACTATGTATGAAGCAAATGAAGCTTACTACAATGGAAATACTTCTGGCAATTCATCTACTTCAAGCAGCAAGGAAGTGTTCAACAGGGATGGCTCTACTACAAGAACCACCAACAGACAAAGCGGTTCTTCTGTTGCACAGAGAGCAGGAGCGCTGCGAAGACAGAGGGAAGAAGCCAGAAAGAGAGCATCAAAGTCTGCCGGCAAGTCGAAGAACGGATATAAGAATACAAAGAAACTTGGATTATAAACATTAATATATAAAATATGGCTGGAGATAAATTTGACCAACTTTATAACGCCTTGAAAGCCGATGGCGCAGTATCGGGAACTAGAGAACATTTCAGAAAGTTCGTGTATGCGCCGGGCAAGCAGGGTTATCATAACAGAAAGCAGCTCTATGATGCGCTTCATGCTGATGGTGCTGTTTCCAGTAATTCCTATGAGGAGTTTGCGCGGCGGCTTGGACTCCATGCTGTAAATCCGAAGCCTCAGCAGAAGCCAGTAGCGCAGCAGAAGCCAATGACTACTTCGCAGAGGGCACAGCAGGTGGCAGCTCAGTATCAGCAGCAGAGGCAGAGGCAGCAGCCTCAGAGACCTCAGCAGCCTAGTAGGGCAACAGCTTCTGGTACAGACTACATGCAAAACTGGCGGTTGATGCACATGCGCAACGACCAGATGAACCCGATGCAGCAGGCTCAGGCTAACAACATGCGCGCGCGAATGCAGAGAGCACAGGAACAGGCTGCACGTCAGGAACAGCAAAGAGCTACCCCTATCAGCAGAAGCAGAATAACCCCTACTGCCAAGAACTTCAACGAGACGATGCAGCAGCTTTCTACTCCAGAAGCTCGCAGGGCTAGAGCCAAGCAGCAGAGAGAGGACGATGCTAGGAATCTTGCCCAGTATGAGGTGGAGGGTAACAAGTTCGTAAGAAATGACGGACAGACCGAAGGCATTTTGGCTAACGATCTGCTCAGTTTGGTTGATTCTTCTATGAACGAGGCACAGGAGTTGACACGTCAGCAGTATCAGCAGAACCTTGACGAGAAGGGCGGTATCTATGCACCTCAGTCGGTAAAGGAACAGGCTTTCCGTGATGCCCAGACTCAGGAGCAGGTGAACCGCCAGAACGTTCTGATGAACAATCTCAGCAGCAAAATCAACGAGATTTATTCGCAGAAGGGAATGCAGCGCCATATTGCCGAGAGCGCAGAGAAACTGAATATGAGCGTGGAGGAATACGTGGACAAATACGTGACTCCTGAAATTATGAACTATGCTCAGAAGGCTCTGACGATGCGAAATCAGGAGGAAATCATGCCTCATGGTGCGCTTGACTACATTGCTAAGAACCTCAGCAACTCTATTATCGGTATGGTAGTGGCTCCATCTGTGATGTCTAGAGATACCAGACAGAGATTGCAGGAAGGTATCGCTATCGCAGACGGTGATGCGGAGATTCAGAAGGTTGCCGGTCACAAGGATGAAACCTACCGCTCTGGAATCGGTACGAGATTCGCATCTACTGCCGTAAACATGGCTGCTGATTCTGGTCCGCTTGCCGTAATCGGTGCCGGCGCAAGTGCTGCCGTGAATACTGGAACCCGTGTTCTGACTAACGGACTGGTGAAGGCTGGCGTGATGAAGGCTGCTCAGAAACTTACTGCACAGCAGATGGCTTTCAAGGTGGCAAACATGACTACGGCACAGAAGATCATGTCGGGGTTGGGAACCAGAACAGCTACAAGTTCGCTGAACCTTGCAGGATATTCGGGTGTGACTGCTGCTTTGAGTCAGGCTTCAACAGGTGATGATACTTCTTTGCAGGCTATCGCTGAGGCTGGTCTGAAAGGTGCTGAGCATGGTGCGGTAACGGGTGCTATGTTCGGTGTATCTGGTGCGGTGATGTCTCCTTGGGTTTCCAAGTTCGGTATTACCGGTATGGAGAAGAGTACTGGAGAGCGATTGCTTCATGGCGCACAGAAATTTGGCGCTACGGCTGCTGGTCTCGGCGTTGAGGCTGGAACCATGATGGTTGCCGACAACGTGACTGGCGACAAGGATATTTCCTTCGGTACTTGGTTGGAAGACGTGGCGATGGTGGGTGCTTTCAAGGCTGGCGAGCCTAGCAATTTCGTGAAGATGGGTAACATTCTGCATCATCTTACTCATAATGATAACCCTCATTTCGTGATTGGCAGAAATGCCAACGGCTCCCCTATCGCCGTGGATATTCGTCTGACTCCTGACGAGAAGAACGAGTTGATTTCTTCTGCATCGGGCAAGAATCTGATGGATGCCTTTACAAAGGTGGACCGTGCATCGAAGACTGCTCCAAGAGATCCTAAATATAAGACCGCTTACACGGATTTCATGAACGACCCAGATGTTTCCCAGAGCACCAAGGAGAAGGTGAATGCGGCAATGGGGCTGTTCAATACCACAAGAGGCAGAAGTTACCGCAGCGTGAACGACGTGAAGAATAAGCAGGTTCTTGAATACACCAAGAACGGAACGCTGCTTACACGTACCTCTTATAAGAATGCCGATGAGCGCCGTGCCATCCTTTACAAGCAGAAGCTTTATCGTGATAATGACGATATGATGTCGCTGATGGGCTACGCAAGGATGAAGGATATGCAGTTCATAGATGATGATGGAACTGTCACTAATCTAGCGTTTAGATTCCTTAAAGAAAACGGATATGACGAGAATAAGGGTATTACAGACCCGAATAATGCCCGACTGATTAATGAGTTGCGCAACCAGAAGAGTGCGCTCTATCTTGACTGGGAAAAGTATGCGGACAAAAACGGTTTGCTTGGCTACCTCAGATCAGAAAGCAAAGGTTATATTAATAACTTCATGGCTACTATCAAAGAACTTCTTGGTAAAGAAGGAAGCATTGTTATTGATATTGACAAAATCATGCGCAAGGACCCAATGAAGCGTACCGATGAGGAGAACAGAATCTTCTATCATGTGAAGAGAGCACTCGAAGATGAGCTTTTTCCTAGCTGGAGACCACACGCAGACCAGTCTGCCAGCCAAGGTAAGACGGTTGCCGAGGAGCATAGTCTTGGAACGGACAACCCGGATAGCGGCGTGGTAGTTGATGAGTTGCGCAACCTTCGCAATGCAGAACAGGCGGTTGATGAAGCAATGGAAAGCAATGATGTTTTCAAACAGACATTCGAGAAATTGCACCAGCAGGGCTTGACACCGGCACAGATTTACGATGCACTCATTCAGAATGGATTGACCCAAGAAGAGTTGACCCCACTTGCCCAATATATCAATGCGAACGCTAGAGTGCAGGGTATGCAGCAGGCTACTGCTGATGTCATAGAGGAAAACGTGAAGAGCTTTGTTTCTGATTGGAGCTATCACGGAACATTGAACGGTCAGGCAATGAATGGCGAGCAAGCTTTGTACGTGCAAGACAGCAACGGAAGAACACTTCTTGTTGGTTCGGGTGATGTTGCCTTCGACCAGACTACAGGTAGAGCCAAGGAAGGTAGCGGCGATATGCTTGTCTGCTTCGACCCTAATACCAGGGAAATGGTTTATGTGAAGGCAGATGAGGTTACTCTGTTTCAGAATCAGCCTATCGACCAGTTTGCTGCAGAATATCGTCAGAGATTGCAGATGAAGAACTCTGAACCGTATAATCAGGCAGCGCAGGAGCAGGCTATGCAGGATGCTGCAAAGCCTCAGCAGGAGCAGGAGGCACCACAAGATAATACCACAAAATCAGAAGATAGTACCACAAAAGAGGGTGATTTAACAAAAGATGATACCACTTTAACAAAAGTTGATACCACATCGGGCGAAGATAATACCACAAATGAGGACTTAGTACCACAAGAGCAGCCTCAGCAGACCCGAAAGTTTGCCGATGGTTCCGATGTTCCTATGGCTACGGACAGCAAGGGAAGACCTACACCAGATTATGAGAAAATGACTCCTGAGCAGAGTGCGGAGATTCTTACTGAGGATTTCGGGGAGAATGCTGAGAAGGTGGTGGATGGACAGATTCAGAAAGCAGAGAAGGCTTTGAAGGATGCCGAGAAGATGAAGGTGGACTATACCGCCGAGCCTAACGACATCATGGAGCAGGAGGCTTTGAAGAATCAGACTATTGAAGCTGCCAAGAAGCAATTGGATCACGCTCAGAATATCAAGAAGGCTATGACCGCCAAGAAGGTTGCGGAGACTGTGGGTAAGACAGAACAGACTGAGGGCGCACATGAAGCTGGTAGCGTGGCTGCACAGAAGTTTGTGAATGCACCTAGACTTGTAGGCAACAAGCGCACACGAATGCTGCCTGACGGAGAGACCAAGATTAAGGGACACTATGAGATTGTTCCGGCTGAAAGTCTTACTCCTTCTCACGATGTGAACAATGGCTACAAGAAATCTGAGGGATTCCCTACCGATGCTGAGGGCAGAACCGTGAATGACCGTGATTATGAACACGACAAGGCGGCTCAGCAGAATACGGACCAGATTGCTAGGAAGTATAACGGTATGGCTATCGAGCAGGTGCCAGTGGTATCTGACGAGGGTATCGTATATGATGGCAATGGTAGAACCATGGCAGGACAGAAGGCTGCAAAGGAAGGCACAGATGGCGAATACATCAACGACCTCTTGGAGAATGCCGAGAACTTCGGCTTCACAAGAGAACAGATTGAGCAGAGCGGAATCGAGCATCCTCGTCTGGTAATGGTGACGGATGAGAGATTGCCATACGATGCAGCTACCTTCGCCAAGTTCAACCGAAACGAGAAGAAGACACAGAGCAATACCGAACAGGCGGTTGCCAAGGCTAAGACCTTGACTTCTGACGAGGTAGGTGCGATTGTTGCCGAGATTGAGGGAAATGGTTCTCTTGATGCATTCTTTAACAATTCCAAGGCAATAAATGACTTGGTAAAGACGTTAGTAGATAAAGGCATCATCGGACAGAATGAGGTGGCACAGATGATGGATAGCCCTGAACGACTTTCAGCACAAGGCAGGGAGTATGTGAAGAACCTTCTTTTGGGTTCAATCTTCAAGCCTGAGACTATCAGAATGCTGGGCATCGACTCTACGGTGAAGAACAAGGCTATCAACGCTATCCGCTCGGTGATGGACAATATGAAGCTGGGCGAGTTCTCTCTTCGTGATGAGATTGATCAGGCTATCCAATTGCTCTATGAGGCAAGACAGGGCGGCAATAAGGTTGATACGTTGCTGAGAACATCAGACATGTTTGGTGAGGATGCAGCTAAGCGTTACTCTTCTATCTCTCAGATGATGGCTTTGGCTCTAGAAGGTAAGGTATCTGATTTCAGAGATTTGCTTGACGAGTACAACCGTATCTCAGCAGCAAGAAATACTGGCGAGGGCGATGTATTCGGTGAAGCACCTACCAAACCAGAGTTGATAAAAGAATTTATGGACTTTAAAAAATGGCAAGATTATGGAACAGGACATTCAGAAAATGAAAGAGGCAATGATGTTTCAGGCGTTGAAGAACCTCAACAGGAAGCATCAGGAGGAAATGAACCAGCCGAAGCAGAGCGACCAAGAGTAGAGGAGGCTGACGACTTAGAAAACAAGGAACTCGAAAGTCGCATTGAGGTGACGGACGAGGAAACCGAGACCCCATCAAAGTACGGTCCTATCATGAAGCAAAAGATTGTGATTGATGGAGACAAGGAAGTGATGAAGGTTGATGAGCCTAACAAGAAGGGCGAGTACACTGGGTCTTACTATGAGTATGATGGCAAGAAGTTTGGTGACTTGAATGAGGTTACTGAGTATATTGACAGCAAGAATGAAGAAGGTCCTCTCCCACTCCTTCCAAAGGAAGAGAACCCAGACCCTACTTTTAACCCGATTGAGGCAGCTGCAGCAGAGTTCAAGAAGGAGCATCCTCTGACTGAGGAGGAGATTATGAAGGCTGACGTGGACGATTTATCCAAGGATATGGCTTTGGACTATCTGAACGGAGAAGTGACAGACGATTTGCACCGTGCTATCTACGAAAGCATCTATGCTAAACGCAAGGGATTGAAGGCTGAGCCAAAGGTTGAGACTCCTAAAGCAGAACCATCCGCTGACCCAATGGAAGCTTTCAAGAATGCTGCAGAAGGGTTCGAGAAGGAGAAGAAGGGTAAAGCAGAACAGCCAAAGAAGCCTCAGCAGAAAGCTGACGATGCGGCAGTAGCGGCTTCCAACAAGAAGGTTAATGACCTTTGGGATATGCTCAAGAATGCCGGCAAGGATGAAATGTCTGCTTCGTTTGTTGGTCTTAACTCTAGACAGCTGGAGGTATTGCCTAAGCTGGTGAGCGCCATGGCAGAGAATGCTTACCTGAGAATCAAGAGAGGTATGCACAATCTTGAAGACGTGGTGAAGGAAATGCGCAAGGAGTTTGCGCCTGCTGCCAAGATTTTCAAGAAAGAAGATGTGGATGCTATCTATGAGCAGATGATGAATATCCGCTATCGTGATGGTGAGCAGCGCATGAGCTTGAAGGAGTGGGCTGACTACTACGAGAAGACTTCACCTAAGCATCAGGAGAATCTGGTGGGCGACTCAAAGAGTGCCGAGGAAAGAAAGATGGCTGAGAAAAAGTTTATTGATACCGTGAACATAAAGTTGGGCTTCAAACATAAGTTTAACGGTATTGTTGAGCTGAGAAAGATAGCTGAGAGAGTTGGTTTGAAGGATATTAAGGACACAGACCTTCAGGAGCTTGCCGAAACTGCTATTGTTAAGCGAGCAAGAGGTATCGCTTCTTCTGAATCAACCAATAATGCCGAGAAATTCAAACGCATCAAGACACTCTATGAGAACCAGCCTAGTCTAAACCAGCGTGATTCTGAGCGAGTGATGAAGCAGCAGTACTCTACCCCTGCCCCTTACGCCTTCCTTGCAGACATGTATGTGAAGGGCAAAGGTAAGGTGATTGACAGCGCCCTTGAACCAAGTGCCGGTAACGGTATGCTTACCATCGGTCTGCCAATGGATAAGGTACATGTGAACGATATTGATGCCCAGCGATTGGCGAACCTGAGAAGACAGGGCTTCAAGAATGTGACCAGTCAGGACGGAACACAGTCTTTCAAGGTAAAGCCAGTTGATATTGTGATTACAAACCCACCATTCGGTAGTGCTACACCAAGAGACTATGACGGCTACAAGATTTCTTCTCTGGAAGGACAGATGGCTATCAATGCCTTAGACAGCATGAAGGGTGATGGTCGTGCTGCTATCATTATCGGTGGCAACACGGAATATGCCAAGAACGGAAGCCTGAAACCAAAAGACAAGGCTTTTCTTGGTTATCTCTATAGCCACTATAATGTGGAGGACGTGATTAATGTGGATGGTGGTCTCTATGCAAAGCAGGGAACCAGCTACCCTACACGTATGATATTGATAAACGGAAGACGCTTGAACGAGAATGCCTTTCCACCAGTAAAGGATAAGGCTAGAGCGGAAGCCGTGAAAGATTATGACGAACTTTATAAACGAATTGAAGATGATATACTACGAGGTGAACGGATGGATTCTTCCATCGGAGGAGAAACAAGAAGTACTCAACCAGAACTTGATAAACAAGGCGTTACTGGTACTCCTAAAGAGAGAGTACGAGCAGGAGAACGAGGAGGAAGCAAACCAGATGGTGAGCGAGAGCCTGACCTATTTGACTCCACTTCCGTATCAGGAACCCATGATGACTTGGAAAATCAACGAGGAACCGAACCAAGACAAGATGGAGAACTTCCTAATGGAGATAGTAGAGCAGACGGAACAGGGACAGAGCCTTCTCCAAGCAAAGAACCAACCACTGGAACCAATGAGCAGCGAGGAAATGGATCAGGAGGAGCTGGACGGAATGACGCTCAGCCAAGTACTGATGAATCTGCCAGCACCGGGAGCGGAAGCGGACCACGGGGACAATTACAGCGGGTGGACAAATCCGTACGTGGACTAAGTACAGAGAAAGTTACCTATACCCCTAAGAGTGGAAATCCATTCACTCTGAAAGCAGTTATGCCTGCCGACCAGCAGGAGGCGGTGAATAAGAACCTTGAAAAGCTGGGCGATGCAGACCAGTTCCTGGTCGATGAACTGGGCTATAATGATAAGGATGATTTGTATTCTCATCTTGCAGCAGAGCAAGTTGACTCTGTAGCTCTTGCCTTGCAGCAGGCAAAGAAGGGCAACGCCTTTATTATCGGAGATATGACTGGTATCGGTAAGGGAAGACAGGCTGCTTCACTTATCAGATACGCCAAGAAGCAGGGGCAGGTTCCTGTATATTTCACTAAGACCGCTGGCTTGCTGAGCGATGTTTACCGTGACTTGGTGGATATTGGAAGCCCTGAGCTGAGACCATTCGTATTCGGTAGTGCCAAGGAAGCTGCCATTACCGACTCAGACGGAAAAGTTGTATTTGCTTTGCCATCGAAGAGCGAGGTGAAGCGAGTGCTTGATTACATCGAAAAGAACGGCAAACTGCCAGACGAATACGACTACGTGCTGACTACTTACAGCCAAGTAAGCAATGGTGTGTATGAGTTTGACGAGAATGGCGCCCGAAAAGAGAAGAAACTTGCGAAGGGTAAGACTTTCGGCGCTGCTGCCCTTAGCGGACAAAGAAGACGTGATGCTATTGAAAAACTGATGGGTAACGCCTATCTTATCCTTGACGAAAGCCACACGGCTGGTGGCAATAGCGGTCAGGGCAACTATTTTCAACACATTATTCAGAAGGCAAAGAATGTAACCTTCTTCTCGGCAACCTTTGCCAAGAGACCAGACAACATGCCTATCTACGCTTTGCGTACTGCCATGAACGAGGGCGGTATGAAATCATCCGATTTGATTGATGCGGTGAAGCGTGGTGGTGCAACCCTGCAGGAGATTATGAGCCAGACCTTGACGCAATGCGGTCAGATGATTCGCCGTGAGCGAGATATGACTGGCGTAACCATCGACTGGAAGGCTATTGATGATCCTGAGCGAGTGCAGGAACAGCGAGAACAGTATGATAGTATCATCGGATTGTTTAATGATATTATCAATTTCCAAAAGAAATATGTTTCAAGTTACGTTGATGAGCGTAATGATGAGCTGGCTGCCATTCAGTCTACCATGGGTATCAAGAAGGGTACGGCTGCACTGGGTATCAAGAATCAGCCTTTTGCCAGCAAGGCATTCAATACCGTTCAGCAAGTACTTCTCTCGTTGAAAGCGAAGTCTGCTGCAGAACGTGCCATTGACTATTTGAAGCAGGGGATGAAGCCTGTGATTGCGTTGAACAATACCAATGAATCGCAGACAGGCAATCTTGCGCTTGGTGAGGAAATGGACGCACCTGACTTGGGTACATCTTTGAAGAAGGGTCTTGAAGGTACACTTCGCTATACCCAGAAAGATGCCAAGGATAACAGCGAAAGCGGTTACATCAAGCTTTCGGATTTGGGTGATGAGGCAGTTGAGGCTTATCACGAACTGGAAAGGAAGATTGAACAGACAAGTACCGGTCTTTCACTCTCCCCTATTGATGTTATCAAGAACGAGCTGCAGAAGGCTGGCTATAAGGTGGGCGAGCTGACCGGTAGACAGACCGAGTTCGTTTATAACGACAACGGAACTGTTACCAAGGTGAAGCGTGCTGATACAGACAAGAAGAAACTCGCGCGCGACTTTAACGATGGTAAGATTGATGCGCTTATTCTCAACAAGAGTGCAGCAACCGGTATTTCCCTTCATGCTTCGAGCAAGTATAAGGACCAGAAGAAGCGTGTGATGATCGTGGCGCAGCAGCAGCTTGACGTGAATGACGAGGTTCAGATGCGTGGACGTATCGACCGTACCGGTCAGGTGGCAAGAGGTGCATACGAGTATGTGGTTTCCCTTATTCCTGCCGAGCAGCGACTGCTGATGATGTTTAAGGCTAAGTTGAAGTCACTTGATGCCAACACTACTTCTTCTCAGAAAAGCAAGTTCAACGAAATGGAAGTTGCCGATATTACCAATAAATATGGTGATAAGGTGGTTAAGGAATACATGGCAGAACATCTTGACCTTTATGCACGCATGGCTGATCCATTCGGATGGGAAAAGACTTTCGGTGATGATTTGAGTAGTATCAACCCACAAAACCTTGTTGTCAGTGGTGGAGGTGTCGGTGATGGTGAAGCTGGCGGTGACGCAAGCAAGTTGCTTGGACGTATGGCATTGCTGAGAGTAAACGAGCAGGAGAAGATGTTGCAGGAGATTGGCGAGCTTTATGCCAACGAGATTCAGCGACTCAACGAAATGGGCGAGAACGATTTGGAGATTACCGAGCTGCCACTGAAGGCTAAGACTATCCACAAGGAAGTATGGAAGCAGGGCGCTGAGCCGGGCGGTGATAACGCCTTTGCCGACAACACCTATATAGAAAAGGTGAACATGGCTATCTTGAAGAAACCGATGAAGGCATCTGAGGTGAAGGCTTCGCAGAAAGGACTGACTGGCGGCAAGACTTGGGATGAATACAAGACCGAGAAGAAGACTGCCGTGAAGGAATACTTCGACCAGAAGATTGCGGACGAGACTCAGAGGTATGAGGAGCGTGCGGTGAAGGCTGCAACCAAGGCAAAAGAGAAGTATATCAAGGATGGAAAGAAGGGTCAGGAGAAATCGGGCATGACCGATGAGCAGATAGAAAAGAATGCTGAATATCAGTACGAGACTATCTACAAGCAGGAGAAGGATAAGCTGGATGATGTAGTGAAGAACTTGAAGGAGAAGGCAGAAATGTTTGACCGTGTTCTTGACACCTTCGACACCGACCAGGCTTTCGTTCTGCCTACGGACATGAACAATCCTAACGAGTTGAGCGGATTTGGCAACAGCTACGGTAGACTGATTGACATCAAGATTACTGATAACTTCTCGCCTCACGCCTCTTCTGTTTCCTTCGCTACCTTGGATGGCAGAAGAAAGATTACCTTCCCTATCGCTGGCAAGGTGGGTTCTGGTGAAAACAAGGCAGACATTATCGGCGCCATCGACAACATGACTAAGCAGGCAATCGGTATGGGAGACAGCCATCTCAGAGTATTGAACCAAAACTTTGATAACTGGGATAGACTGACTAGCAATGAGAGCCGCAAGAATGGCTATATTGTAACTGGTAATCTGATGCAGGCTTTGGTTGACAGCAAGGATCAGGGCTTGGGCGGTCAGCTGGTGAAATATACTACAGATACTGGCGAGGTGAAGACTGGTATCTTGATGCCGGACCGCTTCGACCCTAATGGCTTAACCAATGATGCGCCTATCAACAGCGTGGCAGATAAGTTTGAGCTTTCATCATGGCATGGTGGTATTGATGAAGTTACTTCATCGGATGGTGAAGTAAAGGTGAAGCGCATAGATAACTATCGTGGCAACTACTATGAACTTCGTGTACCGAAGAGCAAGGCGAAGGGCGGCAAGTACTTCATGGATGAAGATTTGCTGAAACTGGTTAATGGCAATAACTTCGAGACTAGAGGCAACAATATGCTTGCAGAGTTTAAACCTGAGCAGTTGAAGCCAGTACTGGACCGTCTGTCTAAGATGGGCGTGAAGGTACAGGAGGAGCGCAAGACTTCTGAGGATGAGGGCACCCACTTCCGTGAGGAAGACCCTCAGGAGATAGAATTGACAAAGGATGAATATGCGGTGTTGGCTCATACTATAGACTCTTCACACAAAAACTATAAGCGGGGAAAAGTCAATTATGAGTACACTGCTGATAATTTTTATGTATTCAAATACAATAAATACAATGATTATAACGTTTATCAAAAAATCCCTATTGATGGGAATGAAGAATTAATTAATTATATTAAAAATGGAATCAACAAAGAAACTATCAGAAATCCAAGAGATATTGATTCAGCTCTTGAAGCAGGTTGGGATGGACGAAACGGGCATTATTGGGACTCTACTTCTAATCAAGAAGGACGTGGAGGCTCAGTACGACCTGGCGAGGTATCTTCACTTCGGTCACGCCACGGAAGACCAAGTGATGAACGTATGGGTGAAGAACTATCTGATAGCCCATCCTCAGCAGTCAACAACCACATCGAAAGAATAGCTCAGAAGACTGGCGGCAAGGTGAATATGGTTTCATCAGTTGATGAAATCACCAACAAGGCGGCTAAGGCAGCTGTTGAGGAAGGCAGAAAGATAACTGGTTGGTATGACGAGAAGACTGGCGAGGTACATCTTTACATGCCTAATATCCACGACAGATATACTGCCGAGAAGACCATCTGGCATGAGGTAGTAGGACACAAGGGAATGAGAGAGTTGTTTGGTGAAGACCGATTCAACCAGTTTCTTCGTGAAGTATGGTACGACTTGGATAAGCCTGAGAATGCGGCTTTGAAGAAGCTGGTGGATGAGGAGAGAAGATACAATCCTCTGAATATCTATAATGCCATAGAGGAAGGTATCGCCCGACTCGCCGAGGATGGCAAGGGTGAAGCTGGCTTCTGGAATGGTATCAAAAACAAGGTATCTGATTTCCTTCATGAAATCGGTTATCGTGTTGCTCCTAATACTAAAGATGTGAAGTATCTGCTCTGGTTGAGCAAGAACTTGCAGAAGAATCCGAATGATCCATATTGGAAACTGAGAGCCGAGGCGGTGAAATACCGTCTCGACCATGAGCGTATGCCTGCTGTTGTGGCGCATGACGGTATGTTCTACGGAAATGACGGTAAGGTCCGCAGTATGGGGAGCATGACCAAGAGCGAATGGAACGAGGCGACAGACGGACAGATTCACTTCCGTACTACCCCATCTGCCGGCACGGCACTTGACAGATACCACCGTTCGCTGGATGAGCACGGCTATATGTTCACCGAGAGCTATATGGATAATATGCTTTCGTTGAAGAAGTTGATGAATGCGATTGTGCCAGACAAGAAGATTGAGGATATTGCCTCTTCCGAGAATCCTTATATACTGCAGAACACCATGCAGGGTGCGATGAGTGATGCGGCTCAGATGTTTGAGCGCAACGTGATGAAGCCTCTGGATAAGGCGATGGCTGACGTACTGGATGCTTTCGATGGCAAGAAGGACGATGAGAAGATTAGAAACTTCAATCTCTACATGATTACCAAGCACGGCTTGGAGCGAAACAGAGTGTTCTTTGTCCGTGACTTCCTCAGACAGATGAGAATGGACGAGAAGAAGAAGCAGGATGCTGACATCTTGGAGAACCGCTGGGGTAACGAGAAGGAACGTCTGGATAACGAACTGAATGCTGGTAATATCGACCTGAAGGAGTACTACAGACAGATGGATGAGTTCATCAGTAACGAAATCGACCCAGACTATAAGGCTGGCGAACACGACTATTCGGGTATTCACGCTATACAGGAAGTGGCGAAGTCTTCTGATCCATACGATGATGCAGAGGCTATTGCTAGCGTGATGGATTCGGAAGCGAAGATGGAGAGTATCAAGAAGGGTGCTGTGAAGGACTATTGGGATAAGGTGAAGGCTGCTACCCAGTATTCTATTGACAGCGACTACAAGAACGGAATCATCAGCAAGGATTTGCACGGTCATGTATCTAATATGTTCAACTGGTATGTGCCTTTGAGAAAGTATGATGAGGCTACTGCAGAAGATACTTATGGATACATTACTGAGCAGGGAGACCCGAAGAGTTACATCGGAAGCACGATCATGAGAGCGAGAGGACACAAGTATCTGAGCGAAACAAACGTACTGGCGCAGATTGGTGCGATGGGTAACAGAGCCATCAAGAACGGTGGTATGAACGCTATCCGTCAGGCTTTCGCAAGATTCGCGCGAAATAATTCGGGCAATAATCTGATTACAGAAACGAGTGTATGGTATGAGAAGGACCCAATGACCGGTATTGTTTATGAGCGCTATCCTGATATTCCTGAGGACGCTACACCAGACGAAATCAACCAGATAGTTTCAGACTTCAATAAGGACATGAAGGCAAAGGCTGCACAGGGCTTGGCATCGAAGGTTTACCGCAGGGGCAGTATCGGCTATAAGTTCCAAAGAGCAGAAAACAAATCACAGCATATCGTGGACGTGAAGATTGCCGGCAAGACCCATTCCTTTGTTATCAACGGAAATCCTAGAGCAGCGCAGGCGCTGAATGGATTGCTGGAGAACTCTAGCGCCAAGGGATTCATGAAACCTTTGAGTACTATTTCTAGAATGATGGCACAGCTCTGCACTTCATACAACCCTGAGTTCGTGATGAGAAACGCCTTCCGTGATGCTGAGTTTGCTTCGAGCAACGTTACATCGAAGGAAGGTGCAAGATACGGGGCGCTCTGGGCTAAGTACTACGCACAGCTGGGTCTGTATAAGGGTGCATCGAATATCAACTTGAAGGATTTCAGCGGTTATACCGGTTTGGGATTGTTCGCCAAGTATCGTAACGGCACACTTGATACTTCTGACAAGGTTCAGAGATACTTCAAGGAGTTCATGGAGAACGGCGGTGAGACAGGTTGGGTTCAGATCAAGAACATGAAGGACTGGACCAAGGAATACAAGAAAGACGTGAAGGGCGAAAGAAGCAAGCTGAACAAGGGTGGCGAACTGGTACGTGATTTCTTCTTCGGTAACTTGGAGAACGTGAATGAGGTGGCAGAGAATATCGCCCGATTCACTACTTACTGTACGAGTCGTGATTACGGACGTTCCGTTATCCGCTCTGTCTATGATGCCAAGGAAGTATCTACCAACTTCAACCGCCATGGTAGCGGTGATGCCGTCAAGAGTTTCAAGAATGGTGAAATGACTGGCTCCAAGGCTGCAAGAAGATGGGCATACGGATTTACTTCCGGCTATCTCAGACATTGCTCCATGTTCTTCAACGCTGGTATTCAGAGTACGAACCTTCTTGCGAAGAACTTGAAGAATCATCCTGTAGGAACTTCTATCAACATGCTTGCCATTCCTTTTGCACTCGGTGCGCTGGCTGCACTTGGAAACAATGTGCTGATTGCGAGTGAGGACGAGAAGGACAGAAAGGGCGTGAAGGACCCATACGGTGAGCTGCCTGACTACGTGAGAAGGAACAATCTCTGTATCTACAAGGGAGGCGGTCAGTTTATCACGATTCCGCTTGCCATCGAGTTAAGAGCCTTCTATGGCTTGGGTGACTTGGCTGCTGGCTTGACCTTCTCGCCAAACGTAAGCGGACAGAAGAATCCTTACTTTGATGCCGTAGGCTGTATGTCGCAGCTTGTGCCTGTGATGGACTATCTCGGTAACTCTTCGGCTGGCAAGGAGCCTTTGAACGAGACGATCAAAGCTATCTCTCCTTCTGCCCTATCTCCATTCGTTGAATGGGAGTTAAATACCGACTGGAAGGGTGCGCCTATTGAAAGACGTGGTGACTGGAACGAAAATTCCCCTGCTTGGCAGAGAGCCTACAAGGGTATTCCTGACGGTTACATGGCTGTAAATAAATGGGTGAATGCCCAGACCAATGATGTAGCCAAGGGTAACGAGGATATGCTGGGCAACAGTTTCCTGGATATGGTAACAAACCCTAGTATGCTGAATCATTACATCGGTGGTATCGGTGGTGGCGCTGCAACCTTTACAGAGCGAGCTGTCGGTGTTATTAAGCACGGAAGTGATACGGAAACCAAGGATATTCCTTTCCTTCGCTCCCTACTCTATACGCCAAGTGAGCAGAGCAGCTTGCAGAGAACCAAGAGCAAGTGGTACAACTACAAGGACGAAATGGAGAAGACCATGGCAAACGTGGACCGCCTGAAATCGAAGAACGTTCCGATTGATAAGAGAATCACGAATATCGGGGAGTACTATCACTTCCAAAACTCCAAGGAAGCTGCCAAGGTTAGGGTAATCGAGCTGGCAGAGAAGCAGATGAAGCGATGGAAGAAGATGAGGGATAAGGCTAGCGATACCGAGAGCATCAACTTCGCCAATCAGAATATTGACAGGATCATGATGGATGCGGTGGATGAGCTGGATAGACTGGAATAAATAAAGAAAGGAGTGGGCGCAAGGCTCACTCCTCTCTTGTTTATAATCCTAATGCCTTTGTATGAGACATTTTGTTTTCTCCCTTTGCAAACTTTATTGCATCTGATTCATAGAAACATCTAGAACAGAAGCAATCAACATAAGGAGTATATGTATAGTAGTGTACTTCGTTTACACTATATCCTTTTTTAATTAATGGGCAAGAACTATTCGAATGAATGGTTTGCTTGTGATTAGGTAAATCCCTTTCTATGAAAACGTAACCACCTAGTCTAGTTGGCATGAAATGATATGCAACAACTAGTACCATTCCAAAGACTAGAAAGGCTAATAAACGTATATGCAGCCTTCTTATTTTCGGAGCGAAGTGCATGTCATACATTTCTTTCTTAGAAACTATTGCACCGTTTGTTTTACCTACTGTACATATACGATACAATGACAGACAGGATAAAATAAACAGAACCGCAAATATAATAACTAAAATAATTGTTTCCATACGCTATAAGCTTTATTTTTATGCAAAGGTAGCGAAAATAATGATAGGTTGTATCATATTTGGGGTGTTTTCTTCATTGTTTAGACTTTTGCTAAATAAATGCACAGAAGGAGACTCAGCATAAAATGCTGAGGAACGGGGGCTAGAGGGGGCTTTTCTTACTGGCGGCAGCTTGGCAGAGGGTTCCTAGAAGATAGCAGGGTTCTTCGGTGTACATATTTATAAGGAACTGCTCGGATATATGCTGAACCACATGTAGCATTTCGTGGCTGAGGCTGTTCATGTATTCTGCTTTAGAAGTGGTCCAGCCGATTACTACCACCGTTTTTCTGGTATCAACATTTGAATAGGTTATCCCTTTGTTTGGTTCACCTTTGAGCACGAGATTACAGGCATCTTCGAGAGGAATGCCGCTGCATCCCAAATCCCGAAGATACCTTCTTACCTTCATGGCATCCTTTGAGTGAACATCGTACATTACGTGTACGGTCCAGTCATACCTTTCCAAGTAAATCTCCTGCTCTGTCATATTTTACAAAATCTCTTCCCAAGGAATGCCAATACCGTTGAATGATGTATCTGCATAGAAGCGGTTGAAGATGAAACCGTCTTGCTGATCCTCATCATCCACGTAGTCTTTGATGAACTGAGCCATCTGTTTTTCCTCCGTGATAGACGAACCGTAAAAATCAGCCAAGCACATGTGTGCGATGTAAACCGCATCATAGCCCACATTATTCTCCAGCACGATATTGTTCTTCTTCAAGATGTCCTCAATATCATCCTTGCTCATCATGCGGATAGGCTTACCGTTCTTCCGCATCTGCTTAACTGCCCACTCACACATCTTCTTGTTGAAGTGCCAGCCGTTATGTCTCAGGTAAGCCTTCATTTCCTCTGGCTGGTAATCGTAGGCGTTCAAAGATTGTCTGTATTTTCTTTCCATAATCTCAATCAATTTAAGAAAGGGGTATGCCCGCTTTTGAGCACACCCCAAACTAATTAGTAATCTTCTCCGTAATCACTTCTGTAATCACGTCCACGGTCTTCACGTTGGCGCATGTCGTCGTACTCTTCATGCTCTCGCATACCACTTCTACCTCCACGACCTCTATAGTCGGGCATGCGGTTGCGCTCGCCGTATCGGTCACGTCTGCCTTCACGCTTCATTTCGCCAAGGCAATTCATTGCCTTATCCAAGTAGCGCAAGCCTTTCTCCACGTTCTCATACAAGCCATCAAACTTGTCTTCTGTAATCTCAACCATTATCATAATCATAAGATTTTTAAAGTGAATAGATAGTGTAGGAGATTACTTGCTTGCAACCTGTTCGAGCAATCCCATCATCTTGTCGAGCTTGCCTTCCATGCCGGAAACCTTACCTTCCAATTTGGAAATCTTCTCAGCCTGTTCCTTCTCCTTGGCTATCTGGGGGTTGAGCTGCAGTAGCATTCCCTCACAAGATTTAACGACTCTCTCATGGTAATCTACGCTCGCCAGTATCGCCTTGGATTGCCTCAGCATCGCATCGACCTCGGCACTCATGGCTTCCTTGTTGTCGCTCACCACAAGATTCTTGTCGTTCGCTATCTGCCCGCTGGCAGGTAGCTGTTTGAAATCCACTTCCTCGTCATTGATCTTCACCTTCACATCAACCACAGTTTCCATAGGCTGAGGCGTGAAGCCATTATTGAAGGTAGGGTATTTTGTCTGAGGGTTGCTGACCGAAACAACCTGACCAATCTGCAAATTCGGGTTTTCGCCCTTATCTAGGACATAGAATAAAGAATTTGTTCTTAAACCTTGAAACATAATGTAATCTCCTATTATCTATTCTGTTTGTTAAAC